AAGCTGCCGGGTAACTTGCGACAGCAAGCCGTACTGAAGATGGATGTACTTCTTGGTGCCGCCCTGCAAGATGCCGTCTGAAAGCGGCCGAGTCCCTTCCGGCATTTCGGGCATCGGCCCGGTGCCGCTCAACTCATAATCAATTTCGTAGGCATCCTCAGAATCCATTACGTTGAGGTAATGTGTATATTGAGCAGCCCTTTGTTTTAAGTCAAAAAATTGCACGAAAATGTGTCTCAGGCCAGGCGCAAGAAGCGGAGGGAAATTGGCGCGAGACATCTGTGTGATTGGCATTTATTGAACTCCTCTCCGCTCGAAAGCGGTGCTACGCGATGATCTGGATTGCCGAGTTCAGGAACACAAATAGAACGTGTCCGCCAACCGTGCCGATGGGCTCGCGCGGGTCGATACCGACGATTTGCAGTACAGCGTTGGCGCCGGTCTTGTTGGTGTCCACGTACCAGAAATTGTTTCCACTGTCCTTGGTCAGGCCGAAAGCTGCTCCCACTTGCGTTTGCGCTGTGGCTATCGGAGTCACCGAAACGCTTGTGCCAATCTTCGCGCGGAACACGGTGGTTTGCGAAGCGACAAAGAATCGAAGTCTGCCATCGGACATGGGAACCATCGGAGGAGTGATGACCGCCGAAGGCTGGTTCGAGTTTGCGGTATAGTTTCCAACCACGGAGCCAATACCCAGGACAGGAGAGAAGCCGACAGGAGCTCCGGAGCCAGTCGAGCCAAGGTTGTTGGCGATGATTTCCGCCATAATACCGGCAATGCCAAACGCTACGGTCGTACCGTCCCAAGCCTGGAGTCCGCCATCAGCCGCCTTCACCATAACTGGAGTGCCATAGACAAAGGTTTGGCCCGCTTCTTCAATCTGCGCGCGGACCATAAAAGAGTTGGCATCGCCCACGTTTTGCTGCGGATCAATGGCATCACTGAAATTGGCCAAAATTGCACCTCCTAAGAATTCTGCGTAGAAACTTTATTTGCCCACCGCTTGCGTTGACCGGCACTAAGATTTGCTAGCCATTCTGCGGAGAAAGGTGGTCTTTTTCTCCCAGACAATGCAGCACTTACTTTAGCGATGTGTTCTGGAGATTGTTTCTTACCCAACTTCGCTGCTCTCATCTTTTCTTTGGCTTCAGCGGTATGCGGCGTATTGTGCGCTCCTCCGCGAGCAGCAAGAGCGGCATGTGCGGCTGCGGTATGTTCCGGAGAGAGTTTTACTCCCTTGTGGGCATCGCTGAGTTTTTTCCGATACTCCGCGGAAAGTTTCTTTCCTTTGTTCCAGGCAACCCGCACAGTGGGACCGCCAGCGCCGCCGTCGCAAAGATTCAGGAGTTTTTCTCCGGCTGCTTTTACTGTGGCAATCCAGAACTTTTCCCAATTCATCCACTGTTCGGCAGAGCATTGCGTAAGCACCGTCATCCTTGGCTTCAATCCTAAAGACTGAAGCTCGGCAACGAATGCCCGCAACCCTTTATTGACGTAGCCCCGGCTTGGTTTCATATGCCCACGAAGCCGACCAGGTAGACTGTTAGTCTTGCCGACATATCGAATCGCCCAATTCCGTGGGTCGTGGAGAGCGTAGATGTAGGCGCTCTCAGCCATTGTCGGTTGCTCCCTTTATGGTCGAAGTATTTGCCTCACTCGACCGGTTCTTGAGGTCTGCTACCACGGCATCATCTGTCAGCATGGTCTTGATGCCAGGGGTAAGTTCTTCTGTGCGCATGACGCCGCGGTTGCCGTCCTGCCAGCCTTGCCGCGGACTGGTCAGCCGGATTGCGTCCATCATTTGTGACTTGCGAATCTCCGCCCAACGCTGCTTGGCTACTTTCATCAGGCGCCGGTCGCCATTGCGGATTTCGTTCTTGTCCTTGACCGTATCCTGAATGGTCATCTCGACATCATCAGTCGTGGCGTACTGGAACCCAACCGCGCGAAGCTGGTCAACGCGCTCGTGATACGGCTTGTCGCCGCCTTTGTCGAGTGCCCAGAAATACTCGAAGTCCTTGTTCTTGCGGAGCCGGATAGAGCCGGATTGCGGAAGGTGCAGAGGCTTGGCTTCGATGGAAGGATTGAGCAGAATCTTCAGGTCATCGGACCATTTTGATTCGTGCGGAGAACTCTCCGCCAGTTCCTTGATGATGCGCTTTGGAACTTGCGGATCGATGCCGGCCATCAGTGGACTCCCTTATTGGCTTCGGCAAACTCTTTCGGGTCTATTTTTAGCCTGCGCAGTGTTTCCGCTTCTGAAGCGTCAAAGCCTTCAGTCTTTCCGTCATTCTTCGAGCTGCCATCTTCCAGAAAGAAGCGGCGAGACTTGCCATCAGCCTTGAGTCCAGCTTTCAAAGCTGCGTCGCCAATAACCATCTTCACTACGTTCGAGCAGTAAGCCGGATAGTCCGTTCCAGCTTTGCGCTGGATAGGTGTCTGTTCATCGAAAATCTTGCGGATGTCGGGCTTGAGGAAGTCGAACTCCGGGCCAAGAGAGTCGAGACATTCGCGCTCGGTAAGCCGCGCGTTTAGCTGCGTGGTCTGAATAGCTCCTGGCAAAAGGTTTTGTTCTTTCCACAACTGTTCCGCTTCAGGGCTCATCGAAGCCTCTTCGAGCGTGACACGCTTTGGAGGATCGCCGTCTTTCTTTTCTGGAGGAGTTTTCTTTTCGGCAAGTGCAGTGAGGTCGGTGCGCCATTTGTCGATAGCCGAAACTTGGTCGGCTAGCGGTTTAAGTTTGGCTTCGATGGTGACACCGAGGCGCTCGATCAGTAAATCCGCTTCAGTCTTGGACTGGTCTTTACTTTCGGGAGGGGTTTTGCTAACTTCCGTCTTGCCTTCCGTGTCCTTTTCCTTCTTGTCGAACCATCCCACAGAGAATGCCTCTAGAACGAAATACTGAGCGTAGTTCTAGTACTTAGTCAAGTCTTTCTTTCGTTGAGGTTTTTCTTCCAAACTGCAAGGTCTTCCGGAAAGCCGATATTCATGCGAATGGCAGCTAATTGGCCGCGGATAAAGTTCACTTCTTCGATGGTCTTGGCGCTATGTTCGAGCCGGTCCAGTAGGTCCGCCACCTGCCCCTGCCATTCCGCCAAGAGCCGCGAGTAACCCGGCCGGTCCACTAGATCCTGAGCCGTCTCCAGGTCCGCCAGCAGCAGGGGCCACAGCTCCGACACTGGGACTTGCTTTGCCATCTTCGTCTCCAAACTTCGGCTCCGGAGCGTAAGCTTCCGGCTGGTCGAATTCAAATTCTCTCAGCACTTGCCAGAAGAAAGCGTTCTGCCCGCGCGCTACCGCAATGAAATACTCCTTGAACTGCTCTGGGATAGCTGCGCTCGAGATAGCCTGCAAGAGATTGGACATGCCCATATGATGCTGGCGGAGCGTGGCATTCAGCAGCAGCATGTTTTGTTTGCGAACTTCTCTGTTTGCCGCCGCGCTGCTCGCGCGAATAGGTATGCGGATTCTGCGCTCAAGGAAGTCTGATAGCGCTTCTTCGAGAATCCGGTCGTCTACCCCAAAGAGAGCTCCCTTGCCGCCTGTACCCATTGCTCCGTACATGTCGGTGTCGAGTGAAACCAGCCTGACATGCGAATGCCGGAAGTCTGAAGTTCTGTGCCCTACTCGGGAGTTAGCGTCCTGCATCACCGCTACTGTGCCCATCGAGCCGAAGCGGCCTTTCTTGTCCGCGCTGCCGGCGCCCATGCCGGCGACCGCAGGACCAACGCCCGCGCGATCTTGCGCTTGCCGCTGGATCATTTGTTCGTTCTCGATCGACACACTCGACATATTCGGCTCGCCAATCGAGATGTGCTCGAACTCTCCTGCGCGGAAGGGCGCCGCGGCGCCTGGGTAAACCTGGAAATTACGGTCGATGTTTTTGTTGCTCGGGTCTATGCGGTTCATTCCCAGGATGCCGAAGGCTGTTGCATCGTGCCGCTGGTTTTTAGTTGTCGAGAGTTCTTCCTGGTAGTGGTCCAGCATCCAGGCATAGCCTTTGCCAAACTGTCCTTTGCGGTCGTTAGAAAGCTTTGTCTTGACGATCGGCAACTGGTTGTACGGAATGAAATTGAAAACCAGACGCAGGACGGTTTTGGTCTCGAAGTGATACCACATGATAAGCCGATACTTCACATCGTTATGGAACCAGGAGAAATAGCACTCGTACACATCCCACTCGGCCATCGAGGTTTCATCGGCTGAGTCGATGCCTTCTTTTTGTTGCGCGCGCTTCTTGATTTCACTCGCCCCGTAGCGATCGGGATGCGACAGGATCTTGTTTACTTCTTCTTGCGGGTACATCTTGTCGGCAACGCGTTCGACAAAATCTCTGCGGTCAAGAGACAAGACATGGTAGACCACTTTAGATTCATCGAGCGTATCTACTTTAGGATCGCAGCCGACGTCTTCGTGCTCGAGATTGACAACTTTCGGCCCGCGGTACATCACTGTCTCTTTCATTTCGGTTTTGCGCGCGTCCGCATCGTAGCCAACATATTCCGCTTCGATCTTTACTTCTGGACGCACCTTGACAAAAGCTGTGCCCAGGCGCGAAGAATCCGCAAACCAGATGTTTTCTACGCGGTAGAGGTCGAGTTCCGTGGGCTCGTAAGCGGTGTAGTCGGTGAAGGTTTCTAGAGCCCGGCACTTGTCGAGGTTGTGTTGCGCGGCTTTTGCGTCCGCAGCTTTCTCGAGCCATCGGTATATCGCAATAGGACTAGTGAGGTAGACAATTGCCATGACTCGAGCTGCGATGTCGTCGATGGTTTGTCCGACAAGTTGAACCACCAGATTACTGCATCCCGCAAAAGGAAATGACTTTTCACGTTCTTTTGGCTGGCCGTCCGCGATGTCCCGGTATCTTGGGATTTCATGCTTGTTCAGCCTTTCCAGTTGCTTTTTGTACACGCGAATTTTTTCATGCACCCATTTGCGAATGCCTTCCTGGACTTCTGCGCTGAACTTGGTGTCATGCAACTCGAAGCTGCGTGAGCGCCGGAAACTGATTTTAGTTGGCGTCAGGTCCTTGGAAGGTAGCGGGAGAGCCTTGGGGACAGCAGGCTCCGGAATCGGGGGCATAGTACTCACAGAGCGAGCCTAGCATCTTACCACCCTGTAACGGAAGCATGTCTTTGACGGAAGGTTTGATTCTGCTTTTGCAAAAAGCCGATGACGTCGTTGCTAGTGGTCGAATCAAGGGTCTGCGGAACGTAGCCGAAGGTGTCCAGCACATCTACGGTTGCGGACGCAGGATAGGCAAGGTACTCGGAAATGAAAGCATCCTGGCTGCGATGGCAGAACACATTGAAGTTCCTGAAGAGAGGTTCAGTGGCTTCAATCCTGTTCTTCTTGGCGTTTGCGGAATTGTCGTAAGGCAGTTCTATGACATGCACAGGCCACTTCGCGCGGTCGTTCCTGTCCTGAATGTAAAACTGCATGAGGTTCTGCGCCGCAACCAGTTCCATGTACGCTGACCGTAAGCCCCACTTTTCAGCCAGTTCATAGAATTTGTCCACCAACTCTCCGTACCCGGTCGCTTTGGCCCACACTTCGCAAATGTAGATGCGCTGCGTTTTAGCGTCATAGCCGACAATCAGGATGACGTGGTTGGCGCGCTTCTTTTTTTTGTTATGCGCGAGGTCCACAAGCATTCTGAGAGAAAGTGAACCAGCTTCAATGTCCGGGATAGTCTCGCCGCCCTGTACTTCGTGCTGAATCATCAGAACGTTGCGCAGGTCTTCAAGCGGCAAATCCGGCCGGCTGGCTTGGTAGCGAAAGTATTTCAGCCATTCAGGCTTGAATATCTGCTCCTCCGGAAGCATGGAGACATTACGCATTTGGTGCGAGTAGTTGTAGGGTCCGAGGCGGGTGCGGTAGCGCGCAAGCTTGGCCATCGTCCATTCTTCAGGAAAAATCGGCACGCCGTGCTGTGGATGTTTTCGGCAACAGCCACCTTCGGCATCGTGCGTTTCCCACTTGAAAGCTGGTTCGTGAACGCGAATCCAGCTATTCAGGTCGTCATGGCTCCAGCGGTTTCCGACGATCAACTCTTCGTCAATCTTGTCTGCAACAGATATTTTGTTTCCGAGTTCGTCTTCCTGCGGCTCGGTGTCGTAGACTCCGGTAAGCAAACAGTGATAGTCGATGGTGTCCTGCATGACCACTTCAGACTTCAGTGCGTCGCGGCCTACCAGGTCGTCTTCAATAATCAAGTCAAAGTGTTGCGACTGGATAGCTTGACCGACACCACGGTAGGTGAAGGTAGCCTCCGCGCGGTCCATCGTTCGTTTTTGGTATTTCCCTTTTTCATTCCAGGTAGCTTCAGGGCCTGGAAGGATGTCCGTAAACGCTGCCCGAAAAAGAGAATTGTTCTGATAGTGGTTGTCCACGTTCTTGGCCATGATGGCCGCATTGTCGCCGGTCTCGGTGACAATCAGGATGCGGATGTTCTGATTGTGAACCCGCTTCATCCAGGAAATGTAGGCGTCATCCATGCCGGCCGCGCGCATCAATAGTTCGTCGTGGACCGTGAATGGCAGCGCTCGCCAGATCGCATAGGCTTCGGTTACGCAGGTGGACTTAAAATGACGCCGCGGGCATTCAAGGCCCAACTGCACGTTGTCGCGTTCGAGCGACATGGACATGCATTCGTAATGGAATCGCGCAAGGCGGTGACGTTTCAGGGTGTGGCGGGTGAAGAAGAAGTGGCTGGCTAGGGAATTGAGGCGCACCGCCGTGCGGTATTTCTTGTCGTCTTCAAAGTGTAGCGGGAGGAGTTCCCACTTCATTTTTTACCTTTGCGTCTCTTCGAGCTACCCAGTCCTTGTACCACACCGGGATTCTCTCACGGTAATGGTTGGCTTGCTCCTCGGCAAACTGTTCCACGGTGATACCGCGCTGCTTCAGGTACGCCTCGAGAGTCGGATAGTGGATCAGCGTGGTAACGATTTCTTCTGCGTCGCGGAGGCTCATGCGGTTGTTCCCATTTCATGCTTGATGGCTTCCAGTATTTTCTTGCCAGCCTCGTAGGAGTCAGAGACTAGATATGGACCTTGAATCGTGAAATTCACTTCGCATTTTACGCAGATGAACATTTGCCCGTAGTAGTAATCTCCTTCGCCGTGTTCTTCCCAAACTCCATGCTCACCGCACGCGGGACAGAAAAATTCGCTCTTTTCGTAAGAGTGCTCGGTAGTGTGGCCAAGTTTATGCCTTACTGTGATATTCAGCATTGCGCTTCTACGCGGTAGTGCTCGCCGCGACTTTCTTCTTGAGGCGCCGGAGTTCCAAGTGCCCTGACACCTTGCAGATTACTTCGGTCTCGTGGCAGATGACTACCAAATATTTCTTTTCTTCTCCCGTCTCGGGATCTTCCCCGCCAAGTTCAAGTTGATGGCCCGCATAGCTTGGAAACATGACGGACTGTCCGTTCGAGAGTAACTTCACGTCAGGACCGCAGGAAACGATGGTCCCGGTAGTGGGCTCGTTCTGCTTGTTGTCGGGGATGTGGATGCCGCCTTTGACTACGCCTTTGCCCTTGCAATCTTCGCAGACGACCTTGCCGCGACCGGAGCACATGGAGCAGCGCGCGCCCGTCGTTACTAGGCTTCGGCCGGCGCCGAGACAGGACGGGCAGCGGTTCTCCCCCTCGCCTTCGCAAGCCGTGCATTCGTAGCCTGAGCGAAACTCGTCACGCACCACCACGATGTAATCGTGGAAGGCTTCGAGTCCGAGTGGGCCGACTTTCAGGGTATTGGATTGCTCAACGATGGGCATTCAGGCTCCTTAGCAAATCTTCTCCGCTAGGGCTTTGCTCGAGCGCGGCTGGCGGAGCGGGGCGAATCGACTCAAAATAAAGTAGCAACGCAGTCCGTATAATGTCGCTTCTCGTCGCTCCCGGACGTTCGCGGATGAGCGCATGGAGCTGGTCGAGTACATCGCGCTGCAAGCGGACATGAATCACTTCATTTTTTTTCCAAGTCTTGACCACGTTCCGCTCTCTCTTCGGCCTGCATCAAATGGGCTTTCTTGGCTTTCTCCGCGTCTCGCTCAGCTTCGAAGCTACCCACCCATCCGCAAGTACAGGTTGCGTAGACCTTGCGCACAAACTTTTCGTCGCGGTCGATTTTTACTTCATGGGTCACGCCGGTAGGCCGCCAGCTTCTCTCGCTAATTTCTCCGCTTCCGCCATCGGCAAGAATCGGATAAACAGCCGTCCACTATGTTCGTGAATCACGACAGCCATATTGCGCTTGTCCAGCCGGTCAATCTCGCCGACCGTTATCTCCACTTCTGCTGCTTCCATCTTTTGCATGAGTAAGGCGCAAACCTTGTGCCACTGGCTCCGAGCAAACTTCGTCATCGGATGATTTGGATTCACTTCACCATCGAGCGGCTCATGTTCCAAGTTTTTCATCGGTGCCCTCCCACACGAATTCATCAAGAGGAAAGTGTGTACGGCAGTAGCAGCAAAATGTACCGCCGTAAAAACCAGGGTCGCGGGCATATGTTTCAGCAAGGGCCAGTCCCATGTGCGTGTCCGTATTGCACTTTAGGTGTGTGTAGGTTTGGCGAACAGGACGGACAAATCCTTTTTTACGTTCTTCAGGGCAAAGCGCTACGTACCCCTTCTGCATGCCAGTTCGCGGGTCAATCTCGCGGTGATCCTCAGTAACAGGAGAACCATCCGTCATGCAGCGCTTTGAACGGTCTACTGGAGGAATTTCATTTCCGTTCATTCGATTCTCCATGTGCCAATTTCCGAGACCATATAGAGCTGGCCATCCTCGATCGGTTTGCCGTCCGTTGTCTCCGTGACTGCGTGCTCGAGATATTTCGACACGCTTTTCAGTGTCGAGCCATCCAGGTACAAGCAAACAGACTCGGTGCGACCGAATCTAAGCTCCTGATAGACGGCTTCGAGGTCCGCTGCACTCATGCTTCCCACCTAGTTGAAATGATGCCGGGAGGGTATTTCTCCATGAACTCCGCGAAGAGGTGGCGCAGACCAGGTTTAAGCAACTGAGGAAGGGTGGCGTGCAGATTGTTCACCGTTACCAGTCCGAACTCGCAGTCATCCACAAGTACCCTATCGAAGTGGTAGCCCAGTACAGGAGCCGAAGGAAAGCTAAACACCCGGAACGGAAACGTGCGTACCGCAGCGCCCACAGCTACGCCGCCAACCATTGTCCGCAAGAACGAGCGCCGGTTCACGGCCTCACCACACACCAGATACTCTTGTTTTCCTCGACAGTAGAGAATTTACTGACATGCCGCACGCCGCGCTCTCGCAAGGTCCGGAATCTTTCGTTGCGGGCTTCCTTGTCGATGAACTTCTCTATCGTCATGCGCTGTTCGCCCGAGCCGCGGACGCGAGAGGAAGAGTACGGAGTGCGCGAATGCCTCGTCCTGGTAGGCCGGTGCGCCCATCCAGGAAGGTCAGAAGCTTTCTTCCAGTCCTCGAAATTCAAAATCGACATGATCTTGTCGAGTAAATTCATGGCCTAGTAGTTCTCGCCCTTCAGCCGGAAGGTGGAATAGTCGATCGGCTCCGAGGACCGAGAATCCAGATAAAAGCGGTGGTCCTGACACGTCGCGCAATTACAGGATTGCCATTGAGACTCGGCCACGTGCTTCTCAAGCGGCTTGTAATCCCGCTTCACTTCCTCAAATTTCCCTACTTGTCCCTTTGGCATCTCTCACCCCGCATAGTAGTTTTTGCATTTCGCGTACCGGCAAAGCCCCGGAGCAGCCCCGTGCGAACAAGGAGCCCCCAAAGACTTTGCCGGAGTCTCGAATTTTATTTTTCCGCGTGAGGATTTTTCGGAAGCAACGGCGTCAAGAGAAACACCAGCCTCATCGCTTCGGTTGGCGCTTCGCAGGCCAACTCCATTAGGTCGGTCGAGCGCACCAACGCCCCCTCGATCCAGTGCCACGTCTGGAGTTCTCCGCACCGCTTTGTCGTCACCGTTTGCATTTCGAGGCTTCCTCGCCCATAAATCCAAAGTTTGCCGCATCCACTCCGCTAACTTCAACTGCGATGTGTCCGCGGCTTTTTGCCACTCCGCCTGTTGCTCGGTCGTCGTTCGCAGTTTGTACGTCGTCGGCGGCATTGTGGGTACGTTCTGTGGGTACAGTCGCACCGCGTGGGTACAATGTCAAGAAGTTTGTGGGTACAACGAAAGGGCGACTTTTAGAAGAAAATTTTACAGCGTATGGGTCCCGAACCCTAATCAAATCCCTGGCAGCGAAATACCCCCTCCGGGCTCAAAGCATAAGGCGGAGCGCTCGAAAGCATGCTTTGCCATTCGCTCGCCGATTGATTGCCAGTCTCGGAGCTCGCGCGCGGCCGGTCTTTCTCAATCTATCTTGACTCAGTGTGTGTGGATAATGACGCGCGTCCGATAAGGTATAGTGTGTTTACTAGAATGTAGAGTATTTATTGGGCTTTTCTCAATGTTGCACCACTATTGTGCAGTGCTATAGTCCTGGTACTTAATCGTTATCTTCTGTTTTCTCTTCTGCGAGCTCGCCGGCGATTGCTTCACTTGAACTAGATTCAAATGCGCGAATTGATTCAATCGTTGTTTGCGCTGTTTTCTTTTCAGATTCGCTTGCAAGATGAACTACAAGCGCGCGCACGTCCACTTGCTGCGAAACTTTCCCTTCGATACGGTCTGCAATTAACTCCCAAAACTTCGCAGAAGGGTTCTTTCCAGTGGAACGTCTATGTGCTGCATTGATGAATCTTTTGAATTCAACTGGATTCTCATAATAAAAGGTCTTTAGTCCTTCACTTACGGCTTTATCTGGAAAGCGGCCGGCCGGGTTCCCACTCTTTCCTTTTGGCCATTGAGTCTTTTTGGATATTTCTCTCATGCGCTCAGGGGAGACTCCCTTACGCTTTGGTGTGGCTTGTACTTGCTTCATGGGTCGATTGTTACCTGTTCTCGAGCTCGAGCGCAAGTGCGGCCGATCTCTTCTGTTCTCTGTATCACGCCGTCCTAGTACCGCAGTACTACGCTAAATTGAACCTTGCAATGTGCTATCAATCGCCATACCTTGATTGCATGCGTCGCACTACTCTCAGTCTTACGGATGAACAGTTCAGCGCTCTGCGTGCACGGTCTCAAGAGACTGGCGCGCCTATTGCTGAACTAATCCGCCGTGCGATTGATGAAAGTCTTCGCAATCTACTCCCTTCCAGGGGAGACAAACTCGAAAGGAAACACAATGGCGCACAATCTAATGAACCGAAACGGTAGTACTGCAATGTTCTGCACGGGAGACAGAGACTCCGCTTGGCATAAACTAGGTCAAAGGACTCCTGGCGCGGTCTCTTGGCAAGAGGCAATGAAGCTTGCAGACCTTGACTGGCCGGTTTCAAAGCATCAATTGATGGGAGCTCTGCCGGGCACTACTCTTGCAGAAGTAGCAGCATGGGGAGTCTTCAGAACAGATGACGGCCAGTTTCTTGGCGCCGTTGGCGAGCGCTACACTCCAATACAGAATAAAGATGCGTTTGAATTCGTTGATGTCCTCATGGAAGCTACAGACGGAGCGCACTATGACTCTGCCGGAGCGCTTGGCAATGGCGAGCGCATTTGGTGCTCTGCCAAAGTACCGTTTGACTTTGAACCGGTTCCCGGAGACAAGACCGAAACTTATTTAATGTTCACTACTTCGCATGACGGCTCTGCGAGCGCTGTCTGCAAACTAACGACTGTGCGAGTCGTTTGCCAGAATACTCTATCTCAGGCAATCGGCTCGGCCGGCCAGTTTGTCCGTGTCAAGCATACTCGCAATGCACAAGACCGTATGGTACGCGCGGCCGAATTGATGAAAGGCATAGGCGCAAACGTTTCGAGTCTGAAAGACAAGCTTGTGAAACTCGCGCAAGTTAAAATGACGCGCGAGTCTATGAAGTCTATCCTTGACCGCATCTTTCCTGAGTCTAAAGACAAAGAAGCCAATACCACGCGCCGCGAGAACATTCTTGGCGATGTTCTTCGCCTGTATGAGCGTAACGACAATAACGCTTTCCCGGAGATTCGCGGAACTGGGTATAACTTGCTCAATGCAGTAACCGAATATACCGATCATCTCCGCACAGCAAAGAATCACGGCGGAAACGTTCTTTTGGCACGCGCGGACTCGAGCACGTTTGGCTCTGGCTGCATGCTGAAAGAAAATGCATTGGAAGTTATCCTTCAGGAGTCTGCGAAACTTCCAAGCTACATACCGCAGAGTACAGGGAGTTCTCTCCTGGACTCAATCTGCGATAACTCGCGACGCAATTAGAGTGTTTCATGGGCGAGCCGTATAGGTTGCGACGGCTCGCACGGGAAACATTCCCTGAAAGGAAAACAACATGGTCTCTTTTATGCTGTTCCTGGTAATTGTTGTTCCTGTCCTAGCAGGTTCGATGCTCGCACGGCAGCCTATCGGCCGGTATGGTCTCAAGTAAATTTGAAACTATCTAGATTCCAGTCTAGAGGAAAGAGGAAAGCAAATGGCGCACACCAAAACAGATATACGGAAGTATCCAGGTATCCAGGAAGTTTCTGAACTCTTTGGCTTGTCTCTTCTAACCGATTTAATAGGCGAAGACGGCGAGCCATTCAGCACGGTCTTCTATATCGGCCAGCAATCAGAGCTTGCGGCCGGTCTTCGCGGATTTGACATGACACCGTGCTTCAATTCCCTTGCCAAGCTCGAGCAATTCTGCCAGAGCCATATCGCACGTTTCAGGCAAGAGGCCGAAACGGACAGTTATCCAGACGCTACAAAGTGGGAACAGACTGACCGCATGCCAGAAAAGTTTTGGCACGTGTATAACTTTTTGGCTGATCGCTGGTACGCGGAAGAGTACGGACAAGTTGAGACTGCTGATCGCTGGTACTTTCCTGCGATGCTGGCACTCGAAAAGCTATCGTACCAGACTCAGACTGACATTTGCCTGTGCGGCGCTCCGTCACAAAATGGCGTTTGCTCTGTCCCTGATTGCGTTTGCACGGCAAACTCGGAACAGACTGACACCTGGACTGCTATCAAGGATTGGGATAGCGGAAAGCCTATGGTGCGGCCGTGAGACAAACTCTCGCGTTTGTACCAGACAGCGCTTATCCTTCTGGCGTTATTGGATGGCTCTGCGTAAGGAATTCTGACACCTATTCAGACCGGCCGGAAATGACTGTACTTTACTGGCCGATTGAACACGGCCGGCTGAGAGATTACAAAGAAGCTTTCCCGGAGCTCGATAGCGACGCCGAACTGCACGGCGATCACAGAGGAGGATACTCCCTGTACCGTGGCTTTGGTTCCTACTCTCCTGTTCTCCGCTTGCTAGACGGTGGTAGCACGAAACCTGTCAAAACCGAAAACATCCTGATTCCCTGTCCCAAAGTGCGAAAAGGAATTGAGACACGTTGGAGATTTGGCGCATGGCAAAAGTACCTGAAGTCTGAAGGATGGGTGCGCGCATGAGTCTCTTTCAAACTCCGCAAGCTTCGCTCAGTTTCCCTGTTCCACTGGCTGAAAAATACCGGCCGCGGACGATTGCTGATTTTATCGGGCTCGAGAAACAACGCAAGGTCCTGTCTGCATTTGCTAAGCGGCCGTGTTCTTGCGCTTGGCTGTTCCTTGGGCCGTCTGGCATTGGGAAGAGTACGATGGCTCTGGCTCTGGCCGATGAACTCAAAGCCGAACTACATAAAATCCCTAGCCAAAAGTGCAACCTACAATCCATTGAGGATACGGTGCGGATGTGCTGGTACGCCACACTGACACCGGGAGGGTTCCACGTCATTCTGGCCGATGAAGCCGATCAAATGACACCGGCCGCGCAACTGGCTCTCTTGTCCAAGCTGGATTCGACTGACCCTGCACCTAATACCATCTGGATATTCACAGCAAACGACACGTCAAGACTGGAGAAACGGTTCCTGTCTAGGACTCGCGTGCTGGAGTTCTCTGCCTACGGCATGCGGAACGAGCTCGCCGGCCTACTTGCCAAAGTTTGGGAATCTGAAACTGGACAGATTGGAACAGTAGACTTCGAGCGTATGGCGAAGGACTCGACAAACAACGTGCGCGATGCGCTCCAATGTCTCGAAATAGAATTGCTGGCCGTATGAAAACTCTGACTCTTACTCAGCCGTGGGCCACGTTAGTTTCGCTTGGCGCGAAGACGTTTGAAACGCGCTCATGGAAGACTGATTACTCCGGGCCGCTGGCAATTCATGCGGCTAAAGGGTTCCCTGGATGGGCGAAAGACCTGTGCTCCATTGATGATGAATACTTCTATAAAGCTTTGCGGCCAGCAGGAGTCTAATACCTATCCAGAATGGACGCTTGGCGTAGTGGTCTGCGTCACTTCGCTACTCTATTGCGTGCGCACCGAAGACGTGAGAGGAAAACTGACTCCATCCGAATTGGAGTTTGGCGATTACTCCGATGGGCGCTGGGCATGGAAACTTGGGCCAGTTCTAAAACGCTTTGGAATGGCTGAATATCCCGTCAAAGGCAGTCTTGGACTATGGGACTGGAAAGGACCTGACAATGGCTAACTTCGCAAGGAAACGCCCTGGTATGGGCCAGACTGACCGCGAGTACGCTGCGATCGAATCCTTTGGGCACAAGACCGCGCGGCCGATTCTGACCGTGGCAATGGAGCGCGGAGGCATGCTCAGTTACGGTGTGGACTCCGGGCTCTGCCGGCAACTGACTGACACTGACCGCGAGGCGATTGTGGAGACTGTGCGCAAGATGCTGGAGGAAAGGAAGCGGACATGAACAGAAAATTACTGACTGCCGATCAGATTGTGGCGCGCGCGACTGACGTCAAAGCCGTACCGTGCCATATCTGCGATGGCGAGGGCTTTACTGACACCGACACGCTTTGCTGGAATTGCTCTGGCTCTGGCGCCGTCCTGGTGACGACCGTGCGACCCAAGCGGCCGGTCGAGATTACCGGACGCATGGTGCTGGGTATCTTCGTGGTCTTTGCCGCGGTTCTCTCGATTCTCTTGATGAGTCTATCTGAATACCTGTCCTCGCGGTGAGCGAATGGCTAAGACGCTGGCCACACAACGGAGCTTGCGCTATCTAGAAAAGAGTGGCTGGCAGTGCGCCATTGTCGAGAAGTGGATACCGCCGCGAGGCAACATGAAGTTTGGAGTACGCAAAGATGTTTGGGGATTTGCGGATATTCTGGCTTGCTTTGTTCCGAAAGCTTTTGAAACTGCATTGGGCTGGGTTCAGACTCCAGGTCAGATTGCCCTGATTCAGACTTTCCCGATGGCGCGCTGGAAGGACCACAAAGAGAAGCTGGCTGGAATTCCTGAATTGCAAGTCTGGAAGGCCGCTGGAGGAGCGGTCTATTTGCATGGCTGGGCTCTCAAGCCAAAAGGTGGAATTCGCGGAGCGAAGAAAGTCTGGACTCTCCGCGAGGAGCAGCTATGAACCACGCTTTCGAAGGAAGACGAGAAGTTGAGTGCTCAAACCACACCGGAACTGTCTTTGCCTGTACCTGCGGTGAGAAGCGAGAGAACCTGGGCGAGCTCGAGGAGCACATAGCCGAAGAGACCACCAAAGAAGCCCTGACTCGTGGGATAGCTGAACGACGGAAGGAACTGGAATGACTCCGGAGCAGGTTCAAGAGTTACTTGACTGGCTGAAGCAGAAGGAAAAGTTTCACAGAGAACTGGCTGACACACACCGGCATAGCGACGCCTACCAGTTGAATCACGATTCGCGCTCTCTGGCGTTTTATGAAGTTCACACGGAAATAAGACTGAGGTTTCTGAAGGAGACACCTGATGGCGACCGGAAGCGTAATAAAACTTGAAAACAAGAAGTTTGAAGCACGCAACGCTGAACTGAGACGCATGGTCGATAGCATCGTGGTGCGCGATGCCGAGACTTGCGCACTGGCCAAGCGCGGTCAGAAAGACCTGCGAGACGAGATGAAAGCCAGGAAGCTGGTGCTCGATCCGTTTGTCTTCCAGGCCAAGACTGCCTACGAAGCTGCCCGAGACGAGCGCGACCGCTGGATTAAGCCGCTCCAGGACGACGACGACGCACTAGCCGTGAAGGTTCGAAGCTGGGAGCGAGAAGAAAGAGAACGCGCTGAACAGGAACAGCGTAGAGAACAAGAAAAGATTCGCCTTGAAACCGAACGCAAAGCGCGTGAAGAACGCATGCGACTCGAAGCTATTGCCGAGGAAGAACGCAAGGCCCGCCAGAAAGAGATTGAGGCCGCGCGTAAAGCTGGCGAGTTGAAAGCGGCTGTAGCCCGGGCGCTACAGAAGAAAGCGGAAGCCGAAGCGCTCCTTCTGAAAGCCCAAGCCAAACAGGAAGAGAAAATAGCCGCAGCCAATGTACCCGTGGTTGAAGTTAAGGCCAACATTCCCGTGCAAAGCGGCGTGCCATCCAGAATTAACTGGCGCTACCGCATCGTGAACGCGAGTCTGATTCCAGACGAGTACTGGACATTAGACGAACAAAAAATAGGCGCTGAAGTGCGGCGCCTGAAAGAGAAGACGGACATACCAGGATTGGAAGCATACCCGGATTGAGTTTCTCCTGGTGAGGACCACACTGGAGGAAGGCTGGCCAGCGACCGCGGACTGACACTAACCATGTTTGAAGTGGCTTCGCTGGCCAGAATAAAAACAGGAGGCTTAATGGAGCGCCGAGAAGTAGCAAAAGAGAAAGCTGGACAGGTTAAATCCATTGGCTACTCCCCTGAGACAAATGACCTGGAGATTGAATTCAGCTCTGGTGGAGTTTACAGGTACGCTGGCGTTCCTGAATCGGTTTTTCAAGAGTTCATCCACGCTGAATCTCTAGGGGCGTTTGTAGCGACTCGTATCCGTGGCGCCTACGAGTTCACGCGCCTGCACATCGAAGGTTGCTCCGAGTGGTATCAGATCGAGGATTGTCACTCTGGTTGTTTTTGTTGGTGCCACAAGATCACCAAGGCTGCTAAGAACGCGCAGGAAAGGAAGCCAGATGAGCAAAGCAAGAGCCAAAAGAAGCGTAAGGCCATCCAGAAAAACAAGAAGGCCGCAAAGAACTGGTCCGTCTGAGGCTCAGGCTATCGTCAAGGTTGCTGCGCCCACAGAAAAACCGTGGGAATTGAGCAATGAACAGGTCGTACTGCTAAAGAATTACCTGAAGATAGCGGATGCCAGCGACGTGGAACTGGCAGGCTGCTTGGAGGTGTCTCGCCGCTACCGTCTAGATCCATTCAAGCAGGGGCAGATTTGGTTTGTGAAGCGCTGGGACAAAAACGCTTCCAGTGTTGCTGGTCCTAAAGGCGCGTACGTATATACCCCCCAGGTCGGCATTTACGGGATGCTGCACATCGCGGCCAGGGACCATGCGGATTATGGCTCTGTATCGGAACCTGAGTTTGGGCCGATGTTCATGCACGAAATAGAGGGCCACAAGTTCAAGGCGCCGGAGTGGTGCCGGGTAAAGGCTTTCAAGAAGAATGTCGGCGAGCCGACAGTGGCCACTATCTACTTTGAGGAGTTCTGCCCTGCCGTATGGGATAACGCGCGGCTATTCTGGGCCAAGATGCCTCGTGCACAACTGGAGAAATGCGCCAAAGCCCGCGTGATACGAACGGCATATCCCGACCTCGGCGGGCTACTAATCCCAGAGGAGATGGACCGAATCAAGGATGAATACACCGAAAGCGGCCGGCAAATTATCGTCAAAGCCACTGAGGGCACGCACCTTGGCACGCGCGGAGCAGCCCAAGCGGTCCTTGAGGCGAAACTGGCCGGGAAGATGCCGCTGAACCCGGAAGCCCCTATCGACGTTCCTAGCCAACCGGCTGCTCAGCCAGCCCCAAAGGAGAACCCTGTGGCAAAGAAACCTGACCCGAAGCCCATAGAAACAAAGTACGTGCTAACGATTGACTGGAGCGCTGGATTGGCTTCGCCAATTCTCACCGGGGATCTCGAGGAGCTTGGCGTCCGTCTGGCCGCCGAGAATCCTCCGCTAAAGATGGAGTGGGGCAAAGACGAATTTTGGCACGTTCCTGCGGCAATGGTTCCTGCGGTCATGCAGATTGCCAGCAAGAACGCATTCGCGGTACGCGAAGTCCATCCGAATTCCTCTGCCGGCCAGCAAAGAAGTGCGCCACCGGCATCTAGGAAGCCTGCGGCAACTGGAGGCGGGGCGTCCACACAACGCCCTGCCGCCGCGGGACCTGAGATTGTCACTGGAACCATAGAACGTGTTCAGCCGTCTTCGGATGCTTCGCGCGCAGTCGTGACGTTCGTAAAGAGCACGGGAGGCAAAGCTGGCTGGACGTGTTTCGACAAGGACATTTACGCAATCCTCACAAACAACTTGGGCAAGCTGGCTACGGTCATCATTCAGACGCGGGAGTCCAAAGGGAAGACCTACACCAATCTGATTGGGCTCAAGAAGGTTGGCTCGACCGAGTATGACGACGACGGAAAGACTCCTTGCATCCAGAGAAGCCAACAGGAACCTGGAAGGACGCTGTTCTGATGATTGCCAAAGTGAAAATCGCTCCAGTGGAGCAATGGTGCGAGTACTACCGGAACAACACGGACATGATAGCTGCTGGCGAAAAAATAGAAATCATCACGGAGAGTTGCCAGATCGACCCGCCGTCTTTGTCCTTGGACGGACATCCCCCTGGAGCAAGGTGGTGGAGGGTCACAAATGAACAAGTGCGTCAAGCTGTGGCCAAAGGTGGACACCCAAACGAGAACATGATTTGCGAGCACATGTTGGAGATAGATTGACATGCCTGACGCTCGCCAAGAATGGTTCTGTCCTGTCTGTGGGAGCACGAATCATCAGCACTGCTCGCGCGGTTGCGCGAGTTGCGACGACCCGAAATCTCCATATCCGCATTACGCTTCGACATTTTGCGGGACGTGCTGCAAGTCGTTTTGTATCGACTGCATGGACAGACACGTTTGCGATGGCAGGGTTCAGTAATGCCAAACTTGACGCCAGAAGAAAAGGCCGTATTTCTTTCAGCTACCAACCGGCGCAAGGCCAACGGCGTGCGGCTTCGGCGCTGGACCGTGATGGCTGAAGAGAGCCAGATTGAGGCGCTGAACGAATTGTGGTCAGCCTGGATCGACAGATTCGGAAAGATCACCGCGATAGACCATCTTATTGTGCTGTGGTCGAGATCTGAAGCAAGATTGCGCGACGCAGACGAGCAAAAGGAAAAGAAAAATGCCAACAGGAATTTACTCGCACAGAAGTAGGCCAGCAGAGGAACGATTTTGGGAGAAGGTCAATAAGAATGGCCCGCTTCCAGCACAGCGACCAGAATTAGGTCCATGCTGGCTCTGGCTGGCTGGCAGAACAGCTAAAGGGTATGGAAGATTCAATAGAAGCGGCAGGGCGCATCGTTTCGCGTACGAGTTATTGATTGGAAAGTTTCCGACAGGTAAGGTCCCAGACCATTTATGCCGCGTTAGGCATTGTGTAAATCCTTACCATCTTGAGCCAGTGACGAGTTTAGAGAATTGCTTACGTGGTGAGGGTACTTGGGCAATCCATCGTGGTAATTGCTGTTCAAGAGGACATGTGCTTGAGGGCGATAACTTGGGGAGACATTTAGTACGCGGAAGGTATCGCCGTGAATGTAGGACTTGCAGAAAAGTATGGCTCAATGCCGCTTATCGAAGACGAAGCAAGACTGAGAGACCGAGACGATGCACGAACTAAAAATAGATGAGGTTCGCACCGCAGTAGCTTACCAGGCGGGGATCTTCAAGGACGCGAAGCGCCGCTCGCACTGGAACAATCTTGGGCACGTATTCTTGCGTGGCGTGGATCGCACGGAACGATGGGATGTGCTCTACCGTCAGGAAAAGGGGTTGTGCGCTGCGTGCGGTCTGTGGAGACCAGCACGTAAACTGGACATGGACCACACACAAGGGAACACGCCGCGGACCCGCTGCGACTGCTACAAACAGCGGCTCAACGATGGCTCAATTTGCACAGGAATTCGATTGCTCTGCACGATGGACCCGGCAAAGGGCGGCAGTCCGAAGTCTTGTCACGCTAGGCGCCACAACCGGGAGGTGAAACATGCCAGCGCGTAATCCGCAAGAGTACCAGCGCGAGTGGCGCAAGGAACACTACAACTACGGACGCGACCGCAGACGCAGAGAGCGCGGCTGGCGCCCGGACAGGTGCCGCGTCTACATCTTGGGAGTACTCTGCAAGGTGCGCTGGATGCCGATACCCGCTGTTTCCAAGGAACAGGCCAACGAAGAGTTTCTGAGGCTCACCGATGGACAAAACTGAATTCCTTGCGTTCTTCTGCACGGCTTGGCTGGCGATCATGCTCTCAGGTGTCAAGGGTGCGTTGAAAGATATCCTTGACGAATTGAAGAAGGGGAGGTAAACATGAAATGCGAGCTGGCGCGGCGGCAATCAGTTCTGTCGCTCCGGTCAGTACTTGGCAGGGGGGTTGCCTACACAACCTCCCTTCCAACCCTTGTAGGAGGGTGCATTGTTCTCCCACAAAACTTTATTTCTTCCTGCAAGCAGGTTCACGGCCTCGACTCCTGTCCCAATCGAGGGTGCGGTTCATGTAGGGAGTCGGTTTCTGCTATCGTCCCCACAAGGTTGCAGAGCGCGACGTATTCCTATTTCCGCAGGAAGACAAGCCAAACCCTATCCGGTGGCATACGTCTACGCCTGGCGTGTGAGCGAGCAAGTTTGGCGCGCGGAACTATCTCTATTTGCATCCTTGCCTGTTCGGGATCTAAACACGACTCTGTAATGCTAAGGGGCTCTGCCCCTCGCACCCCGAAGTCAACGGCAAGGAAAAACCCTGGGTGGGGGAAGTCAGGCGTGTATCTAGGGAGGGAGAAATGGAGAAACGTTATGGAGATGAACGACTCCCTGACGATTATTTCGAGGACGACATTGACGACATCGAAGAAGACGAGTTTGAATCCTTCGACTGCCACCGCGACCGGCAAGGCTACTGCGGCAAGGCAGGCAGCGAAGAGTGCGAGTTCGAGTGTCCGTACAACAGGATGAAGGGAATAAAGAATTGAGCAAGCCAATGACCCTAGCCGAAGCTTTGAGCCAAGTTCCAGAAGCCTCTCTGCGTGTGCTTGAGGTGCAGTATGGCGTGGAGATCCTGAAGTTCCTGCCCGCGCGTCCAAAGGATATCCTAAGCGACCTGGACGAGCTTAGGAGGCTATCCAAGGAGATGGGCGAACTGTCCAAGTTGCTGGAGGAGCGGGTCAGCGACTGGATGAACCTGGCCAGCCAACAACCGCAAAGACGCTGCACCGTCTGTCATCACGTTCTAGCCCTACACAAGTTCCCGAATGGGGACCTTGGCGGGCGGTGCTGGAACCTGCTGGACGGTGCTACGGATGCAAGATGCGATTGCAAGGGATTTGATGGGATGGAGGAGGCATGAGCAAATATCGCAAGAAGCCAGTGGTGATTGAGGCAATGCAGTTCACCGGCCATAACTATCAGGAGATTCTTGACTGGCTGGGGAGCAAGTGGCCGTTTGACCGAGATGCCAAAGCCGGAGCTTACGGGAACGGCGCAGGTAAGAACTTCGTTTCCATAGGTCTCTGGATTGCGACGCTGGAAGGGAAGATGGACGCCATGCCTGACGATTGGATCATCAAAGGCGTGAAGGGAGAGTTTTATCCCTGTAAGCCGGATATTTTCGCCGCAACGTACGAGGCGGCTGATTGACGGCGCTAGCTAAAAGCCGAAAGAGTTTGCTCGGTGGTCTAAATGGGGGGCCAGCATGGATGAGTTGAGATGAGTGGCGCACTGTACAGATTGAAAATGCGAATCGGGCACTGCTTTGGCTGGCATTACATGCCCATCCATGGACCCATTTTGCCTGACGGAGATTATCAACGTTGGTGTATGTGGTGCGGTCTTCGTCATTCATGGGCGATAGACCCACGTTCCAGACAAGTTGATGCTGAATACCGAGAAAAAGGCTGGATATGGCTGGGTGATTGGTTCAAACATGCGCGCAAAGGAGGCAGGGCATGGATGAGTTGAGAGCGCTAGTTGCGAAGTGGCTGAAGTCAGCGGAAGGCTATGACTACATTGTTGACGACGTAGGGGATTGTGCAGCAGCGTCACAAAGAAAAGTCTGTGCTGATGAACTTGGTGCTCTGCTTGCCGCCCAGCCCGTCCCGGCAGAGGGGGCGCAGGGTGACAATGAAATCAGCATCACGATAAGTGGCCGTGAGCAGGTAGCTCTTGCGTTAGAAGCTCTACGAAAAGCTGGCTATGTGACGAGAGGCCAGCAGCCTCCAGCTACGGCAGCGCCAGCGGAGCATCTCCTGCTGGATTCATTGAAAGACAGTGAGCAGAAATGGGAACGGGAGGGGATTATACCGCCAGCAACGAGTGCTCCGGCAGCCGCGCCGTGGTTTTGCCGATATGGTGTTCCCTGCGATAATCCTGCGCTGTTTGCCGCTCACCCGCCGACTGATCTGCTGAAGGAACTGGACGGGCAGCGGGGGGCTTTGGCGACGGCAATCATGTTCATGCGCTGTACGCCGGAATGTAGTGGCGGGCAGTGCGATGGCAAGCAGACAACTTGCGAATGCGGAACAGAACAAGCTAGAGCGAACTGTCAGGAAATACTCGACGCCATCCTCACTCGCGCCAAGGAGGGAAAGTGATGCAATCAAAAGAGTGGCTGTTGAACGAAATGGCAACAGACGTGGACAAGGAGATTGGCATAACGCCGAGTCAGTTCGATTGGCTCCAAGAGAGGCTGAAACGGCTGGCCAGCGACCTGGAGAAACTCACACCGGAAGAAGCAAGGCAGTAGGGCTAAGTTCAAATCAAAAGGAGAAAACGAAGATGCCAAAGCAAGCCAGAAAGAGAGCAGCCGCCAGCCTCCCGAAGCGCGCGCCAAAGCGCACCGGGAAGCGTGGCGTAGGACCAGCGCCAGAATCCAGTGAGCCGCAGCCGGACGTTCAAACAGAGTTACCGGGTATGGAAGACAGACACATTGAAGAAATCGAGGACGCCGCCAGGAACTACGCAAGGATTAGGGACCGCCGCATGGCGCTCACACGGGAAGAGACCGACCTAAAAGACCTGCTCCACCAGATCATGCTGCGCAACGACAAGAAACTCTACCGCGTAGCCGAGATGGAAGTGAAGATCGTCGCCAAGGAAGAGACGGTTAAGGTCAAGTTGACCGATCCGGACGAGGAATAGCCAGATGGAACGATACCCGCTTAGTTGGCCGGCTGGATGGAAGCGTACCGCAATTCGAGCGGAAGCGCGTTTCGCTCGAGAAACTCACAGCTACATCGACGGAAAAAGGCAGCGAATCGGACGACGCGAACTGAGCGTGTCGGAAGCTAATGATCGAGTCCTAAAGGAACTCCGGACAATGGGAGTCTATGACTCGCTCATTTCCACAAATCTCAAACTGACATCTTTCGGCACTCCTCGAAGCGGCCAGCGCGAGCCACAAGATCCTGGAGTGGCCGTCTATTGGGAACAAAAAGGCAAGCCGCAATGCATGGCTATCGACCAGTACGACCGCGTAGCCGACAACCTAGCCGCAATCGCAGCATCCCTGGAAGCGCTCCGAGCGATCGAGAGGCATGGAGGGGCTCAGATCATGGAAAGGGCATTCCTGGGCTTCGCGCAGCTTCCGCAGAGCACCGCTAGGCCGTGGCGGGAAGTCTTTCACTTTGCTCCAAACTTCAATCCAACACGGGAAATTGTAGAAGTCACTTTCCGTGGACTAGCCAAAAAGTGTCATTCAGACCACGGCGGTTCAGACGCAGAGATGGCTGAATTGAATGTTGCTCGTGATGCTGCTTTCCGCGAATTGCAGTAGACACAAACCACCGGGAAGCACAGACTCGCAAGGAAGGGAGACATCCAATGCTCAATCGAAGGCAGATGATCCAGCGAAGCACTTTGACGATTGTAGGGCTCAGGCTCGCTCAGGGAGCAGCCATTCTAGGCACCGCTGAACTGATGGGCGGGTGCAATGTGTTCACGGATATTATCAACTGGATTCCAGTGGGCGAGGCTTCCGTAAACGCCATGATTGCCGTGCTCACCTCGAACGGCATCGCCATTGCCCCGGCAGTGACCACCGCGGTAGCGCTCACCGAGGCCGGCCTCAATGCTCTTACGGCCGCAGTCAAGGAGTACCAAGCCACCACACCGCCGCCCGTAGGCGCCGTAGCCAAAGTCCAGACGGCCTTGAAGGACGTCGTAGACAACTTCCAGACGTTCCTAGCCTCGCTCAACGTGCCCGGGAACATCTTCAGCGTAATTTCAGGGCTTGCTCAAGTCGTTTTGAGCACCATCGCAGCCTTTGAGGCTCAAATCCCCGTAGCGCCAGCCGCTGCTTCACGTACCACCATCGTAGCGAGCAGCGTGCACATTGGACAGCAAACTATCACCATCGTGCCCAAGCACCGCACCGTGCGGGCCTACAAACACGATTGGAACGCCACGCTTGACACTGGAGTTAAGCTGGGCGTGGTCGTGCCGGCTTCAGCAAGGCTCTAGAGTTTGCCCAGGAGAAAGGGAAGACCGTTGTAGGCGCAAAGGGCTGGAACGCTCCCGAATCAACGTTTCAGCCCTACAATAAGTCATGGACTCTATCTCTAAAGCTCGCCTAGCCGAAGTTCACCCGGAACTATCTCGCCGCATTCACCAGCTTTCAGACATGCTCGGATTCGACATCCGTATCACGCAGGGACTAAGAACCTATGCTCAGCAAGACGCACTGTATGCCCAAGGTCGCTCTACTCCTGGCGCCGTCGTCACTGAGGCTAAAGGCGGATATTCCATGCATTGCTTCGGGCTGGCGGTAGATGTCGCCCCGATCAGTAATGGCGTAATCGACTGGCAGGACAAGGATGCCAACTGGGCTGCGATCCTCGCTAAAGCCATAACCTGCGGCCTAGCCGAAGGCGCTGAATGGAGAACATTTCCAGACGAACCACATTTATATCCACAGGAGGTTCCTGCGTCTCCGACCGATGCTATGCGTTCTGCGATGATTAGCGGAGGGTTGCAGGCCGTGTGGGAGGAAGTGTTGCCAACTTTGCCGCAGCAGCCCCTAAGCGTAGATCAGAGCACCGACGAGTGACTTCCAGCCGGCGTTCCTTGTCTAGCCCGATGATGTACTTCAGCCAGCGCCAGCCGCGCGAGACACGGCGATCCCGGACCCGGGCAGGGCTGTATACTTTCACTCAGCGGCACGTGTTCCACTCAAGACTTCCTGCGCCGAAGCGTTCTGCAACGAGGTCCTTGACCTCTCTAGCAACCGAACTCAAATAGATAACGCGAAACTCTGGCGGGTCGGTTTCCCGGCAATAAACAACACCAATTCCTTTCCATTCAATAGAGGGTGGGGCAGCTTCCGATGAGCCGGATTTACCGCCCCGAGTGGGAATAGCAGAAAGCGGAGTTGTGGTGGCGGGAGTCATTTGTCCCAATTTGGCACAATCAGGGAAGGCGCGTCTGTTCCCGATTGCACAGTCAGTGCGGTGACTTCAGGTAGGCCAGGAGAGCCAACAGGAAGCCCGCGATAGCGATATACAGCGGAGCCTTGCTGGCCAGGAGTTCGATGGCCTTGTCCCGGGAAGCAAACTTCTCGTTGATGTTCTTTTCGAGGTGAGCAATCTCGCGCAGCACAAACTCTTTTGAGGCAGGCTCATCCACTAGACTTCCCTTTTTGCTCAGCGATCCCCTCGGCCTTGCCCTTGGCGTGCTCGGCGATGCCCACAGCTTTAATCAAGTCATCCATGCGCGAGTTGAACTGGCGGTGAATGCCGGTAATCTTGGCATGCAGGCGAATGAAAGCCAGGATAACAAACAGCGTTGGCGGAGTGGCCGTAATCAAAGCGATTTGGACTGGCTCGGTCATGGCGCAGGAGGTTTCGGAGGCTCCTTGGGGGCGTAGGTCGCCAGCAGCCGCGGGATAGCAAGAATCAAGGCGTGGCTCGCCGCAAAAGCCCAGTTGTAGAACTTCCCACTCTTCTCATCCGGCGAGGGCATGGAAGTGACGCAGGCGTTCGCTATAGCCATCACCGCCGCGCCCGAGAGCATGGGATGCCATTTCCAGAGTTCCTGAAGGTAGTGAATCATGGTTTCTTTTCCTCCTTCTCTTCGACAGGTTCCTTTTTACCACCGTGAATCACAACTTGCTTGCCTCTTACCAGCTTTTGCAGAGCGTCCAGCAATTTCTTTTCAAGCGCACTCAGCTTGGCGTTCATTTACTAATGCACCGCCACTGAAGTGTTAGTAGGCGGAGCAGGATTGACCGGCAACGATGTGGGAAGGGACACCGTAGCGATATTGGAAAACACGGACTCGTTACCGGAGGCGTCTACGGATGTCGCGGCGTAGGAGTACGTGGCTCCAGGCGTCAGGCCAGCCAGCGGGACCGTGTAGGCGGTCGTCAAGTCCAGCGCCGTGTCGATCTTCGTCCACACACCTGTAGTCGTGCAGGTTCCAGAGCACTGATAGATATTGTATCCGGCGACGGTCGATGTCGAAGCCGTAAACGTGACGAACACACCATGCTGCGTACCGGACTGAGCATTGGCCGAGGGAATCAACAGCGCGCACAGCAAGGGAAGCGTGAACCATGCAGAGAGAGTTAGCGTGAGGAGTAGTTTACGCATTTTCAGTTCACAATCAAATAGTGTACGCACGCAGGATTTACAGCAAGCGTCGAATTCATCTGTATTGTAAAACTAGCCCCAGCAACCCTAAGCGTCTCAACCGGATTGACTAATGTCGAAAGCGTCGTGTTGCAAGTAACCCCAAGCGTGGTCCCTACAGTGGGAGCTTCTGTGACGTTTAAAAACACTTGGCTTGTTGCCGTAATCGCCGTGGTGTTGATCTGGAGGGTTGGAGTAGCTCCAGTTGGAACGGCAACAGATCCGGCTGCGGCAGAACCACAAACAGCAGGAGACACACTAGAAGCACATTTCGTAAATGTCTGGTAGGCAGTTGCGGTGATTGGCACTCCTATAGTCAGTAAGGTGCTAGACATGAGCATGTTGTTCTGACCTGCCGCCGAAAAGGCTAAGCTACCGCCATTCAAAAACATGCCTGTGTTAGCTGAGGATGTAAATTGATACGTAGGAGAGGCCGCACTACCGTTTGGGCCTTGCAAAACATTGCTCATAGCGACAGGGTTTGTAGCTGTCCCTGCCACTGCTGGAGCTGTAAACGTAGCCGTTCCACTAGTATTCCCTGAAAGCGCTAGAACCCCATTCCCGTTCGTAGCACTGCTGACAGTTAATGTTGGACTTGAAAAAGTAAGACCAGTAGGCAACCCGCCACCTGCCGACGCCCATGTTGTGCATAAATTTCCAGATACGGCAGTACAGACCTGATTTGTAAAGCTAGTTAAGTTGAAGTACTGACTTCCAAGGACCGCTCCAATAAGTTCTCCGTTCGTATAAGCAGAGATTGGCGGGACAGACGTAGAAAGATTTATACGAATGGATGGTGGAGAGAAATTCTGTGTTTGCGTCGCTCCAGTTACTGTGAGATTCCCAAGCGTGAAGCACCCTCCGATGCCTTGCGCGCAAACTTGGAAACTCCAAAAAGAATTTATCGGAGTGATAGCCGAGTTGGATGGCACGCTAATTGAGTAAGTACCAGTTCCCGAGAGCACCCCGCTCACAGTGAAAGGTAATGTTCCGCCAGTCCAAGAATAATTACTGAAGACCGGATAGTTCACGTTAGTTACGAACGTTCCGGTAATCTTTCCTCCGTTCCATGTTTGCCCATCGGGAGTATCTGTGACTGTTCCACTTAGGGTTGTAGATTGACCAAACAAAGCGGAGCTCGCAAAGAATAAATATGCAAGAAGAACAGAAATCTTAAATAAAGAAACTGTATTTATTTTCAATTGCATACCCACACTCCATTCAGACGTTTAGCCAGAGCTCCTGTGCCTCCTCCAGCGCATGGATTGGCAATAGTACAATCGGGGCAAAATGTGAAAGTACCGTTAGGAGGCGCACCTAGAGAAGAAAATCCTAATATACCTAACTGAATAGTTTGTGCCCATAGCAGACCTGCATGCATACCGGCAGGACCGCCAGCCGCAACCGCTGGTGTCGCCTGCCCACACGGAACCGCAAAGGTGTCAATGAAAGTAGTTCCGGTCGTTGGACTGCAACTCACGGTGTTCCCGTTACGGTAAATACTATATTGAGTTACTCCTGGTATTGCAGACCAATTTATCGTTACTGTCTGATTACCTAATGTAGTTGTTGCCAGGCATACAAGGGAACCAGTTCCCTCCGACCCATTAGGGAAAATTGGAGCAAATTGATACTGAATGTTAGCAAACACAGGAACTGAACCACCGGCAGAAACAGGGCAAGTCGGGGCCGGTGGAGGGGCTGTGACGCTAAATAGAGAGTACCCAGGTCCTACAGAAAGGCTTCTATTGAATATATCGACTCCCAAGTTCACCCTTCCGAACGTCCCGTCATTGACAGGGAATAACTCGTTGACCTGAGCCACGCTCACATTTTGCGGAGTTCCTTGAGCAGCATTAGAACCAGTTCCGCTCATGGTAACAGTCATCCGTGGAGTGCCACCTGGAGGAGACGAACCAGTTATCATCGAAGATGAAGCTATGCCATTGACGATCTGTAAGTTTACGGCTTCACCGCCGTAATCTGCCAATAGCGGAAGGATGGTAGTATCAAACGTCACGTCACTGACATCCATAAACAAAAAAGAACCAGAGTTCACTACGGAAAAGTAAGGCTCATAGTTACCTTGGCTGTAAACAGTGTCGGCTTTTATAAAACTACCCTGAGGGCTTACCCTTGTGGCGATTCCTACGCCGCTTAAATTCAACTTGTCAAATGTAACATTACCAACGAGATTGAAATACATCCCCGGTGTGGTTCCTACCAAGGTGCCATTCTGCGATGACCCTAGAAGGGTTTTTGTGAAATAGAATCCTGCGCCAGCCCGAAACATTGCTCCCATATTTGAATAGGAAGTGGATGTACTCAGACCAAAGGTTATGCTGTCAAAAACACCCGCCACTGGAGTCCCACCACTTTCTTGCATGAAAGCCACGGAGCCATTTGTACTCAGCATCCCAATGGCGAGGTAGGAAAAATAAACGTTGTTAGTTGCATAAAGGCAGGGGCTACACTTTCCCATAGTTAGGGCAGGACTTTCTTGGAATCCAAACGATGATGCTGACAGATTAGAAGTTGGTTGACCAAACCAAGAGATCGTGTTCAGAGTGATTGGCTCATTTACAATGACTGAACCTTTTTGTAGTACAGTAACTCTAGATGTCGGTCCTAATCCCAAAGAAATAGGGGAATTGAACGGATAGAAAGCGTTACTACCAGTTTCTGGCAGCATTAGAGGACCGTTTGTACCTCCGCCTACGTTAGCCGCATAGGTTGCAGCAGCAAGGAACGTAACTGCGTCGTCAAGTACGATAGTTTGAGAACCAATGGAATTCCCGGCATTGGAAGCCAATACTAGCGAAGTAGTTCCAGCTCCAGATACTATAGTGGTAGCTAACATGTCGTGAGTTGGTGTGGTAGGAACAACTGTCGGAATATATAAGGGAGGATTTGGAAACGTGGTAACAGGAGATCCAAAGTCATCGAATGCCAGATAAGTGGCATCTCCAAGAAAATTTGAGTTCTGTGGCCACATTGTTCCTATCAGAGTTTTGGTTCCACCGGTGACACGACCATAGACGTAATACTGGAAATTGTTGGCCGTCTCAGTAGCCGTAACGTGGACGCTATTCCAGTAGTTTACCGTACCTCCTGTTCCAGCAGCAACCTCCCCATTACGCGTATCACTCATTAGGTTGATGGTAAAGTGCGTGTTGTCAGGAACAGTAGAGACCGTAAACCAGCCATTAAATGGAGTAGATACTGCGTTACCTAAGTTCGCTCCAGCTATGAGGGTAGATACCCCAGTTATTACGACATGAGCACCGACAACAAGACCATGTGGAGCAGATGTAAGATAAGTTGCTGTCGCATTGACCAAGGCAACCGATGTAATCGTATTCGTCTGAAGACCTAGCGATGCTGGCCCGGTCACTGTGCATGTTTCCGGGCTAACATTGGTAGCGCCGGTAATACTTCGGGCAAGTAATTGGTAACAGTAAGTTGTAGAACCCGTTGGTCCGTTCACATCTAAAAGAGTTCCGGTCTGAGCAGCAGCCACACTAGGAACCACGGTCGGGGCGGCTGGCGCCACAATTGTTCCAGGACCGCATCCGTATAAGGCTACCCCATCTCCGTTCTGGAATGGGGCTGCTACCCCAAGGGTAACGGTTGGCAGTCCACTGGTACAGCTAACCGTTGTAGTGGGAGTGACGGTAATCGCTCTAACTCCGAACAGTGTTGCGTCAACGTACGGGTTAGGCCCTTTGAAAGAAGCGTTGCAGTTGGTGTCCACCGGACCAGTGGCTATGTTTGGAAAAGTCATGCAAGGCGACCCGCCAAAAACACCGCCGTTATTGACCTGCACCTGAGTCGTAAGCCCTCCAGGGTTACCAGCACCAGCAATCAGTGAGACCCATACGCAGACCGGAAAAGTGCAAACGTGCTGCGTTTGGTCGATGAGATTCCAGTACGAGGACCCTACTCGAGCTCCAATAATTTCTGCGTCTACGTAGGCCGATGGAGCTTGAGGAGGATTCGTAAGATCCACAATAATTGGAGGAGGTACGAGAGACGAAGTGACGGTTTGATTGGCGCCTGAAATCGTCAAGTTTGCAATAAAGCAGCCGTTCGTCGCCGTCGCCAACGGACAGACTTGCAGGCTCCACGTGCTTCCACTGGGAGTAATCGACGTGTTGCTTGGAACGGCAACGTTCGTAAAGCTCCCAGCACCGTCAAGAAGCCCTGGACCCAACGCAGGGATGGTTTGAAAACGGTTGAACGGTACGCCATTCAGGAAGTACTGAGCATTGGGGTTCGATGGCGATGGTTGAAACGTAAACTGATAACTTCCATGAATCCATGCCTGCCCTGAACTGTCAATGACCGTGCCACTAACGAGCGTGGTTTGAGATACGGCCAGAGGGCAGGCAATCAGAACCAGCACAGCAAGACAAAGAGCACGCCACATTGAACAAGCATAGTCGTACCAGTACCACGTGTAAATGGATTCCTTCAGAGAAACCAGTAGGGCCAATCCGGGTCGGGCATGCCGAGTATCCATAGTTCTTCTTCGTGACTCATGCGACTCTCGTTCCTTCGTTCTTCTCGACCTGTGTTACGCGGTCGTCCCAAAGCTGAATCATCTCTGGATCTTTCTGCGCGGTAATCTCCAGCGGATGTCCAACATGCTCATTCAGCCAGTCGTGAATCTTGCGAATCTGCGTGAAGCGTTCATCTCCCGCAGCGCCGCGCGCTGTCATTACCCGTACTTCTTTGCCGTCGCCTACCCAGCGCCTTACTCTGCTGACCATTTTGGGAATTGGCTGGCCAATGTTCTCTGAATAGCGGTAGTACTCCGCTAGAGTGCCGTCGAGGTCCACACCTATCCAGCTACCGTCAAGGTCGCCCATGACGCGCGCGAGCTCCCGGAAGTCTTTGAGGCAAGCTTCCGCAAGATCGGTGCGGTACTGCTTGTTGGGCAACCGCAGGCCAGTCAGGATGCGGTAAGCGTCCGCGAAGGCGCCGGTAATGCTTTGGCCATGCCCGTTCACTACGCCAAGGATTCCGTAGCCTCCAGAACTCTCGAGCTCTCCAGATTCATTCAGTTGCACGTCTTCAGGATAGAACCAGCGGCGATCGGCAGGTGATAGGCCGGCTATCGGCACACGCTCTTTGGCGTGGAACTCTTCAGAAGGCCACGGCGGGATGGTCAGCCTAACTCCCGCTGCAAAGCCCGAGCGAAGAGTCTCGCTGCACGCATAGCCACGCGCCAGACTGTCCAGGAAAACGCCAAAATTAAAATCACACAAAGCAGTGAGTAAAGTCGGGAAAGCGTCGTAACCCATGCGCGGTGTAAATTCGAGCGCATAGCAGCCCTCCTCATTAACAACCGCATTGACGTCGATTGCTCCGCGGTAGACTTTCTCCTGGAGCAGTGGTGTGATGGGAAGCAACAGTTCTTTTACCAGCGGGTCTTTTCCAGAACAAGCCCACACCAGATTCCCGGTACAGCCGCCAGACGGTCCAAGATCATCGTTCAAGAACTGCTTGCGCTCAATGGTGTGATTAAACATGCCGGCGCACCACTCTTCGCCGTTGAACCAGCCTTCGGTCGAGATAGCGACACCTTTGATGAACTCCTGGATGAGTAGTTCGACTTCATCTCCGCCAATGAGCGCGTGGAAGTGTTCGAGCATCTTCAGTGCATCTTCAGCGTCGTAGGAAACGTAAGACGGAATCACGCCGCTTGAATGACCTTCCGGCTTCAGTACCACGCGGCCGGAGTCTCCGCCAAGTTTCTTGATGGCTTTTGCGGCATCGTCCCAGGAAGCGACACGAAGGGATTTAGGGGTAGCTATTCCAGCTTGCTTGAAGATGGCTTCAGAGAACTTGCGGTCGGATTCAAGTTTGTCACAAAAGGACGAGCCGCCCACGGTAGGTACGCCGCCATCTCGGTATGTATCCAGAAGGGGACCTGCTCCGGTACAATCGGCAATAATGGTTTGACCGAAGGAATACTCGGAGGCGGTGTCGACGAGCCCGTGGCAGCGTCTATCGCATTCTGCTTCTCTGATCCAGATACGCGCATCGTGGCCTTCCTCTTTCAGTCTCAGGGCGAGACCGCTTCCGTCGCCGCCCTGACTGAGCAAAAGGAATTTCACAGAGGCTTACTTTGGAGCGCTGCTCGAATCGAGGCCGTACATCCTGCGCACTGGCTTGTGACCTTGCTGGCCGGTCGGCTTTCCGTGGTCGCGCACGTTTTGGAACTCTGTCGTGCCATGCGAGAAAGAAGAGCCGCCAGTAGCTTCTACGGTAGCTGCACCGCCATCTCGGACCGGGCTCGTGGCGTCTTCCCCGTCAATGATTTTAGTGGCGCGGTTAGCATCCTTAATCGCGTCCTCTTGATTGCCAAAATAACTCATGTGTGATTCCTCCTGCGACTCTGAGGTTAGTCTTTATGCCCTAGTCGGTCAAGCGCCTTCTGGGTCCCATGCGCGGGATGGGCATGCGGGTTCGCTTGTCGCCCTCTGGAGCGCAGAGAGTTCCCGTCATTTCTATAGGTTCATTGTCCCGAGTTGCGGAATACGCTGGATGCTTTCCTTTTACGGGCTTCTTGACGTGACCACCTGCGGTTACTTGCGTGCTTCCTGCGTGGCTCATGGGACCGGAGCTCCTTTCGATTTACTGTCAGTGATTAGATGATACAGTATTTCTGCTCCAATAATTGCTGATCCACCTATCCCAGCCTTGCGGATGATGTCGATGGTTTGCTGGCGTGCCGCGGCTTTGCGGTCGAATGGCGGCACTTCTTCTTTGACAGGAGCCTTGGGCATCTCCGGCCGCTTTGGCGCTTCTGGCCTTGCTCCCGCCGAGGCGGGCATGGACTTTACTTGCTCGATAAACCCGCGAAGCCGGCCCGCCAGGGATTTATCTGCTCCATACTTCGAGTACTGGCCAATCTCCTCCACAAGCCGCTCGCCAGCTTTGCCTTTCAACTGGTCAATGACGAATGCGGGATCTTCCGCATCGAGAATCCTGCGAATTGGCGAGCCGCCTTTAGCGATAGAAGACTTGTCGTGGAATACAGATTTGTAGTCGCTCCATTCCCGCATGGTCTTGCTGAACTTCCCGCCAAGGCCAACGCTGTCCGCCGCGCTCTGAGAAACTTTTCCTAGAGCGTCCCGCACAGACTTCACGGCTTTGTACAGGTCAGTTGGTACTTCGCTGCCGCCGTAGAGATACTCGTTCAGCTTCGTGTAGGCTTTCCGGACGTCGCCGTACTTCGCTGCGGTGACTGTACCGCCTTCCGGCTCGATCGAGGCCATCACTTTATCAAACGCCGCTGCGCTGTCAGGGAACAGCAGTCCCTTTCTTGCGTTCTCTGCCGCCTTAGTGACAGGAGAAATCTCCACCTTGGGATTCTTGGCTTCTACGGATGCATGGACCTTCTCGAACTCTTCTCCGAGTTTGGTTGCGATGCGCTCATCGGCCAAGGCGAGATTCTCTTTGAGCAAGCCTGCCATTTCGTTCTGGTGCTTGAGGGCTGCTCCGGTCTTGGCTTGCGCAGCGGATTCCTTGGCGGAGGCTTCCTTGGAGGCTTCTGCATGCTTCTGGACGTCCTGTTTGTAATCCTCCATAACCTTAGCTTTGGCTTCTTTGTGCGCGCCAAGTTTCTCTTGGTAGGCTTTGTCTGCCTTTGCCGTTAACGCCGCGTGTTCCTCTTCGGCTATCTTGACTTTTCCTTTGGTGAGGTCTTTCATGAACCGCGCTACCGGCTTGGCTACCTTAGAGACGACCTTGGCGCCTGTCTCACCGCCAGCTTCCATTGCGGAAAATTGACTAGCAGTGGCGAGCGCTTCCTTTGGAGAGCTGCCCGTCAGTAAAGCTGTGCCTCCAGCTCCGGCGCCGGCCCCGCTCGAGCGTGCCAGCATCGGCAAAAGAAATCTCAGGAACTTGGAACTTCCGGCAGCCGCTTCCGCACCAGGGACAAGAGCGCCAACCGCTTCGCCGCCAATCATGCTGCCGGCGCCGATCGCTACGTTTTTCTGTGCGCTTTCTACTTGCTTGAGTTGTTCAGGGGTTCCGCTGATTCCTGTTGGCGTGAAAATGCTGTAGCGCTTCTCCTGTAACTCATCTAGCGGCCTGCGCACTGTTTCTTGCGCTTGCTTTACGGTATCCGGCCTTTGGCTTTCGGGTGTCTCCTTGGGAGCCTGCGATGTACGGAATGCAGATACTTTAGCTTGGACCTGCTCAGGAGAAAGGTCCTTGCCTTTTAGATGCAGCGTGGTTCCGTCCTTGAGGTGAACGGTTGTGGTGTCGTCGCCGTTCGGCATTAGTTCTCCGTGTAGGAGCCATCTTTGTTCTTCTTGAAGCCAGCCGGAGTCTTCTTGTCGCCTGGAGCGTTCGCGCCAGCCTTGGGAATGCCCTTGTGCAGAATGGCGGTTTGGTTGTCGAAGGCATCCAGTTGCTTCAACATCAGCTTTTCGTTTCCGCTTCTGAGTCCAGGCAAGATGCCGCGGATTGCATTGCGCAGGTCCTGTGCTCCTTGTCCCATGCCGGCCACGGTACGAAGCGACATTGCGCGCTCGTTCAGGTGTCCGGTCCAAACAACGAGGTCCATCTGCTTGTCGGTCAAGTCGTCTGCGGCCAGCGCGGCCGTTTCCGTTCTAACCAAGGTTTCGTCGTCCGAGTGCATAATCAAATACAGTTTGGCAATCTGTGATGGCGTGAACTTCTTGTCCAGGTTAGTGATAGCTTCGCGTTCCTTCTTGGACGAGAACTCGATGTCCGTCATTTGCGACTCGCGCGTAGTCAGTTTCGTTCCTTCGCTGCCGCCAGCCATGCCCTCCGCCACAGCTTTCCCTGCCGTAGTCCATATCTCGTGAGGAATTCCCTCGGCATCATAGTCGATCGCCTGGACTGGCTTGGTGGCGTTGTACGCGGTGCCACGCGCCGAGGCCAATGCAATGCCATTCTTCAGTCGGATGTCGTCAGCTTGCTTCATGTACTTCTTGAGTGCCTCGCCATAGCCTGGGTCGCTGCGTCCCTTCGGGAAGTCTTTCGGGTCGGGAGGCACGCCAATCTCTCCGGCAATGATGGGGTCCATGCGAAGGAGTTGCTTTTCTTTTGCGGCGTCCATTGAACCGTCGTACATTTTTTGGTCGTGGTCCGTCCAGTCCGGATCTCCAGGAAGCACCGGCTTGCCGTTATGCCACACGCCTACAGGAATTCCGGCCTGCATGATAGGACCTTGTTTCCCAGTTTGCTTGCCTTCGACTTCCTTTCCGGTCTCTGCGTCACGCAATACGTGAGCATCCTGCGGGTTTGTTTTATTGACAGCCCACACCCGGCCGTCCTGTCCAGGGACAAATTGGTAGTTCTGCCGCGCCTCGTGAGCCGCCTTCTCGATGTCGAGGACGGCCCTTGCTGCCTCTAACTGGTCTTTTGCATTCATACCACCGCGCGTTAGCGGGATCTTGTTATAGAGCTCCGTACTCATACGACTCTGTTCATCCGGCGTCAGCTTCGGCTGCGGCGGAGCAATCTTGTTCTTCATCTGCTGGAAGACTTTCTTGATGCCGTCCGCGGCGCCCTTCTTGCGCATCTCCTCTTCTTTGGCCTGCTTCATCATCCGGTTGAGACCTTCGGTGTAAGCGTCGGTCTTACTCGGGTCGAGCCAAGACATCTGCAAAGCCTTCTGCATGCGCTTGACTTTTTTCGGGTCGCCCAGGATGGCCTGGACTTTGGATTGCGCTGCGGCGATTCCTTTCTGGTCGCCACTGGTCTTAGCCGCTTCGAGTTCGTCTCCAGCTTCTTTCAGGTACTCCCAATCGGCGGTAGCTTGACTGACTTGTTTTTCTTTCTGCGCTGCGACAGCGTTTCTAACGTTTCCTGCTACTTCGCCGGCAAAGCGCTCGAATCCCCAAGCGTGCGGCCATTCCGTGTTCATGCCAATGTTCTGAGCCGCCTGCGCATTTACCCGGCCAGGAACGGGCATGGGAACAGGCTTGGCGGCAATTTGCGGTGTCTGCGCAGCGCGTGTCAGCATCTCGAGCAAACGCTGCGTAGTGTCGTTGGGATTCGGGTTTTGTCCAAGCGTAGCGCCCGGAAGCGGTGTTGTGGTCATAGCGCCGCCGCCGCGCCGGCAATCGCGTCAAGAATACCTGTGTCAGCGCTTGGATTTATCGCTGAGATTCCAGCCGAAACGCCTTGCCCTGCGGCTCCTCCAAGTTTAAGAGCGCTAAGAATCTGGTCAAGAGTCGATGGCGTGCTGGCGATACGCTTTGCGGTTGTGTTCGCAGCACCCGTCAGGATGCCCAGAAAGTCTTGAATGGACTGCTCATACATGCCCGTTTCGAGTTGCCCTTCGTTCAGGTTGACTTGCGAAAGGAAGTTGGCAAGCCCACCAGCCGCAGGAGAGCCGAACCTGTTTCCCATTGCGCTGAACTGCTCCATGATGTTTTCTTCGCCCGACTGGATTCCTGGCTGGAGTGCGGCGAACAGGTTGTTGATGGCATCTTGATTGAAGCCTGCTCCACCTTCAAGAAAACTCTGAAGCGCTCCTGCGACTCCCGGCCCGTAAGTTTTCTTCAGAGAGTTCCAAAGCTGTGTCCATGCCGCAGGACTCATCCCGCCAAACGAACTGTTGATTCCCGTGCCAAAGCCAGAGCCAGTCGGAGAAGCTCCAATCGGCCCTGAAGGCACAGGCCCAGCATTCGCTGGAAACGGCGTAGCTGCCGAGGTCGATGGCGCCGTCATCGGCGTAGCCGAGCCGGGGGCAGAGCCGCCAGTCCCGGCCACGTAAGGATTATTCTGAGGCGTCGATGGTGCCGAGCCGCTTGTGCCTACGTTGGGGATGAGCGCATTAGGGCCTTGCTGCGCAAAGTCGAGGATGGAAACAGGGTTGCCGAGGTTCGCTCCAGTGGGGTTATTGCCCGTCAAGAGAAGCGGATTGATAGTCGTCGCCACTAGGCACGCTCGATTCTCATGGTAACACTGCGAGTTGAGAGCCGCTGGTCTCTTTCCTGTTGATTCTCTAGGGACGCAATAAGTCCGGGTCGTTTATCTGGGTTGTCAGGTGAACCGTAAAGGAATTCATGCAGTTTATCGCTCTGTGACCACCACCTGAGTTCTTCAGCGCCGCGCCTGGCGGCATCGTAGACAGCTACTTGCTCCCATTCGGACGGAAGGTAGACAGGAGACTCCGGGATGTTGCCATCCACAAAAGGATGTTTCTTTTGATACGGTACAAACACTGCGAAGTTCCGTGTCGGCTGCGCGCCAAACCAGAAGTTTCCTCCGTAGCGTGTGTACTTGAAAGGAATCCCTCCAGGAACGTTCATCAAGGGCTGAATGGCCTTGGGTTGCATGTAGTCCATCGGGTACGTTGGCCCAGTCGCAAGTGTGGCCACGGCGGCGGAAGCGGTGTTGCCTCCAGAAAAGTAGATAACCGGATCTTCGGTTCGAGAGTAGTCTTCGCCTGAGTTCAGGAAGTAACTCACCGGATAGATGTTCGCACTCCCATTAAAACCAAGTCCGGGGCCGATGAGCACCGTTGAACCGATAAGTCGCAACTCCTCGAAAGGATATTTAGGCGTGAGTTCCTTCAAAGTGTCGGCCAGCCAGTCGGATGCTTGCGGTAGAGTAACGTCTTGGCGGTTTTGCAGCGCCCGGATAACGCGCGGCACCAGGTCTTGAATCAGCTTCGAGTAGGAGCCAGGGTTATACATTAGAATGCGTACATATACTCCATTGTGACTGGCTGGCCGACGACTACAGCAACCTGCACGGTACTCAGCGCCGTAAACGGAGTCGCTGTGGCGATAACTGAATTCGCGTACAGGAAGATTCCACCGGGATACAGATTGGGATTCTGTCCTCCGACAGCGCTACCTTGCGCAACAATGCTCAGGATAAGCACAGCGTTTCCGGAAGTGTTCGCGTTCCGGATATAGACAAACGAGCAATTCACGCCAGCCGGAACAACGTTGATAAACGTTCCCAAAGTAACAAGCTGGTAGCCACTGTAGTTGACGGTGTTGAGCGACGGAAAAGTAACCGAAGCCGCCACTCGTTGCGCAAGGATCGCCGGAATCGTTACGAGAGCGTCTTGGTCCTGAATCGTTACCGTCGCAATGGCATTGCTATTCGGCATGAAGCCTCACTTCGCTACAACCACGTCGGCGCTGGTGGTTCCCGCAGAAGGCGTCAGGCTTAGTGCGGTAATCCCTCCGGCAGCTTCGCTTGGTTGCAAGTAAAGGAAAATCCCTCCAGGAACAAGCAGCAAAGTCTCTGAAGCTCCGAGCGCTGGCGTGAACGTGACCGTAAGATTTGCCGCGACGTCAAGGTTTCGGACGTAGACATACCATACCGTAGCCGCAGGAAGCGGAACGACTGTCAGGCCAGTGCATTGAAAGAAAGCATCATAGAACGCCACCGTCGCAGCCAGCGTCGGATTGTTCCACTGGCGAGTGATGATCTGTTGCGAAGGCGTCAGCGTGGTGTCGGTTACATTGATTTGCGCTGCGGTGACGATCGAGAGGTTAGGCATGTACTAGTACCTCGCTACGCGAGAATAACATTAAAAACCGCGCTTCCGGTGGTTGATCTAAGCGTGACTGTCGTTTTCGTCCACGCAACTGAACCTCTGTAAAGTAGACCGCCGTTGTTCGTGTCTTGTCCCACAATCGTAATGGGAATTCTCGGAAGTCCGTTTGGACCCGTCAGGGCATGGGTAATTGTGAAATCGGTGTTAGGTGCGGCAGGCGATGTCCCGCTGGCTTTCCAGGCAGACATATTTCGGTCAGTTGCGGAGTTCGACATGTCGCTTCCGAAAGACACGTTTCCGCCGAGCACGCGCGCATTAGTTTCCGCCATGCGGCGCATGTTCTCAGGAGTCGGCGTGAGTACCGAGCGTTGAGGTCTCAACCGTAAGGCTCCTTCTCGACTCGGCCGCAAAGCACGATGCTGGCGATCGAGAGCGCTCCAGCTCCAGGCCGGCGAGTAATTGAAAGCTGTAAGTTCTGCGCCGAAAGCACAAGCCCCTGGACAGTGGTCATAAGCACGCCAGTAGGAATAATATTCCCAATGGTGACTGTGGCTGAAGATGCTGGAGGAGTTCCGTTGCCTACCACTTTGCCCTGGTCGGTAGTCCCTGCAAGCGCAAACGTTGCCGTCACTTGGCCAAGATCCCGGTAGGTAAGAATCATCCGGCTGATAGTTGGTATCCTGCCAGGAATGATTTGCTCGACTTTGAATTTGTAGACTGAAGGATTGACAGGATCGTTGAAACCTTGCGACGGGTCGAAAGCGTAATAGCCAATCGCTCCCGATGCAGCGTTCTGCATGGGGAAGAGATAAATCTTGGTGCTTGCCGAAACTCCTCCGAAGGATTGGGGCATTAGAAAATTGTCCTTGGCGGTCTTGGGTTTCCGCCCTGCCCACCACCACCGCCGCCCGAGCCTCCACCGCTACCGCCTGTTCCACCGCCAGCCATTACCGAAGGCGGAAAGAGCCCTGGAACGCCCAGTGAAGTAAGCGCTCCGGTCCAGCACTGCTCCGGCCTGCCGGTAATCAATAGCCCTTGGGTATCAAACACTGCCCAGTTCTTATCCTCGATCGAGTAGACATAGTGCCGAGTAAAAGTCTGAAGCGGAATAGAAATCATGTACACCATGTACGTGTAGCCAAAGATAAGAAACGGGATGATCTGCCCGACAGGATTGCCGCTGGTGCGCGAGAGGTCGGTCATAATCGCGTCGCGCGCTGTCCCGCCAATGGCTTCAAATGAAGCCACACCCATCTGGTAAATCTGCTCTGCGGAGATAAAGCATCCAATGGCGCCGTACTGCGAAATGCTCCACTGATACACCGAGCCAATGCCGCGGTCTGAAGCCCACAAGTGATCGAACTGAAACGGAGCAATGCCTTGCCCGGTCGGAGTTACCTGCGTAATCCCGCTTGACCGGAAGATGAATCCTTGAATTCCAATAGTGATGAATCCGGTAATCAAGTCAGGAACGTCAAGGAAGTCGTTCTCGCCAGCATTAGTGTTAGCTGCAAAGTCCCACTGTGTCGGGATGCCGTTGGCGCTCCACCATACGCGCTGCGGAAAGTTGTAGACTACGCCGGTTCCGTTGTCGAGCACATTGACATTAGCCAAGAGTAGATGGTTATCGAGTTCTGCTAGGTACATCCCGCCAATAGAAAGTGGACCGGTTGAGCCGGCAATGATTGTCGGAGCATCGGCAACGGAAATGGCGGCAATGGATGTCGAGATACTGCTCACCGCATTTGTCGCTGTAGGCGCGTTGGCGATGCCGTCCCAGGACGCTAGAAACGTTCCGCCATTGGTGTAGTACAGAATGTTGGCAAACGTGCGGTAACTGACAGGATTCTCAAAAACTAGTCCCGGGCCGCCAAGAATAGCCCACGGCGCCAGAGACCCCGGAGGCGTTCCGAGTGGCGCAAGCTGCCACAGCCCGCGCGTGGTAAAAGCAACGGTATGCGCGATGAAGTTGACATCGTTGAAAGTGGTCTGACCAAGGCCAATGTTGTTCGTGTCCGTGCCAGGAAACTCCAGAGCAAAGACCGGCGCCGAGCGCAACTCGGCGTTTCTGAACATGAAGCCTGAAGTGAAAGGAGTTGCGGTATCTGGGATAAGAGTTTCAGGAGCCTGGACGTGAAGTCCAGTAAAAGGGCTCTGGTAGGTCAGCTCAAAGTAGCCGTCCGCGTCCATCCGGGTAATTGCCACATGCGTTCCTCAATGAACTAATTGACCGTGATCTGCACATACCCTGTGGCCGGTAGGGCGTTGATGACCAAGCCGCGAATCCAGAAAACTTTTCCGTAAGTAAAAGGAGCAAAGTCGGCGGTCGCTTGCGACGTCGGATTCCAAACAATGTCCCCCATGACGTCGGTTAAGAGCAAGGTCTGAGCCGCCGCAGTCGGTTGCCACAGGATCTGTTCCGCACGAATCATGTCCATGTACGCTACGGTGAGCATGTTGCCGACTGCTCCAGAGTTCGCCAGTCCGCGATTCTTCATCTGGTTTTGCAGCAGTACGGTTGTCGCGCTCGGCACAGTAATAACTCGGTAGCCGCCATTGTAGCCAAGCCCAAGCGGCAGAGTACCTTGAATGCTGACGGCCTGCCCTTGCGAGCCCACCGTGAACCCGTGCGCCGCACTTGTCACCAAAAGCGATTCGCCCTGATTGACGATACTGGTCAAAGCGAAACTGCTGGCCTGATCAGCATTCAGGAATGACCAAGGATTCGCGCTTATCTGAGCCAAGACTAACTCCTACGTGTAATTAAACTTGCATGTCAGGATAAATGCAAGAATGTCCACGGTCCCGGTGCTGTTGGTGAAGTCAAACTCCACGGAAACCTGCGTGTTCGGCGTGACGATAAAATTCTGCGCAGCTATCGGAACAGGGACAGGAATCACGTAAGGCTGCGCTTGCGTTGCCGTTTGTAGTCCGTTTGTGGCCTGAGCAATCAGCGTCGTAGTCACCGGAGCCGCGTTATTGAAATACTGCGTAGCAAAGAGTCCCACAGTAGGAACGGTGATGGCGGTCGTAGTGACCTGATAAATCACGCTCAGTTGCAGGAAAGAAATGCCCTTTGGTCGAGGGACAGTGACAGGAGTAAGCTCCGAAGCCCCGGTAAACGGAGGCCGGCCTGTTGCTCCCGTATAGGTCGTGAACAGGTTGGCAGCAACCGGAAAGAACGCAGTGTGGCTGTTAACAAGCGTGCGCACCACCATTACCGTAGGGCTCGTGATCGAAAGAATCTGGGTGAATTCCTGCACGCCGGAGGCTACCGTGTCGATGGTGACGTACTGAAAGGGCAGGAATCCTACCGTGCTAAGAACGGTGATGCTCACGGAGGAGCCGGCAACAGTAGATGCGGTCGCTAGGGTCTGCGGACTCCCTATCGGCAGTCCTTGCGCTCCGCCTGCGCGGCTCGATCCGAAGAAGGATTGCAAATCATCCTGTATCCCAGTGCGGAAGATCATGCCACCAAGGCTTCCGAAGATGACATAGGCGGAAGCGGCAGCAGCCCGCAAGGAAAATTCTCCCGTGGCAATTTTGAACAGAGTAGTGGCTCCGGATGCGGAAGTGGCTACAAAGTCCGCTCCGGGAAGCAGCGAGACTGTTCCATCAGCTTGCGGGGTATCGCCTTGAATTATTGCTTGCGTGCGGCTCATCTATTCTCCTCCCACCGGGTCTGTACTTCGCTCCGGCACTTGGGTTAGTCGAGGAATCAGTTGCTAAACTTTCTTCCAACATTCTCCCTTGGTGATTTGCACAATCGTCATCCTATGAACACCAAACTGTTTTCCGAGTTGCCCATAGGACATTCCCAAACTCCGAAGCCTACGAATTTCCTCGGCTTGGTCCATCGTCAACTTACTGGCCCAATGATTCTCGCCGTGCGCCACGCGGCCTTTACTCATGGCGTCGTGGATGTTATCCAAGTTTGTCCCCAAGAAAAGATGCGATGGATTCACGCAAGCAGGATTATCGCAGCAGTGGAGAACATGGAGACGCTCATCGAACGGTCCAAATGCTATTTTGAAAGAAAGACGATGAGATGATGTCCTTACTCGTTGCCGTCCCGCTCCTCGCCAAATGTCAAAAGCCCCGTAACCCTTGCCCATTTTACTGCCAGTCCACGGCCAGCACTTTTCAGGAGTACGCTTTTCAACGCCGCTCCAGAAGCGTTCAATTACCGAGCGTGGTTCCATGTTCACTAGTATACGCCCGCTCTCGCACTGACGTGTTCCATTTGTGAGAGGACATCTGTGGGGTTAAAAGTTTTCGGGTCTGGCGTCAACTCCCTTCGGTCCTTGGAAATTTCTCTGGCCTCGCGCAATTCAAACGAGCCATTGATGTCCCGGTCATGGCATCCGTAAACGTTGCAAACAAGCAATCCCGCGTCCCAATGGCACATGCTGAGAGGCACCTTTCTTTGGCATCTCTGGCATGTCCAGTAGGTAAATTCTAGATAGCCTCTCCAAATCATCAAGACTCCGAAACAATCGCCAAGCCAGTCGGAGCAGCCGGAGCTACCGGCGCGGCTACGGGCTGCGACGGAGGCAATTGCAACGGCGAGCCAATCGGCGGGTCAAGCGTCTGCCAGACTACGCTGCCATCCTGCGTTGTTCCGCCAATGGTTGGGTTGAAGGTAATCGTCGTACCAACAGGGCTGGTGATTCCAGGAACAATGACTTCCTGATACGTTCCGCTGGCGCAATCGAAGAAAACATTCCCAAGACTGACAGGGACACCATGCGCGTAGATGATGAGCGTGATCGGAATGAACATCGCCACATTGTTATCCTGCATGGTCACGGCGCCAGTGAGTGCAAGCAACTGGCCGTCGATGTTCGCTCCGGTAACAAGCGTGATCGAAACCTTGGCAATCATGATGCCGCTGAAGAGAGAAGCTGTGCCGATGGTTGCAGAACTGCCAATGAACCAGTACACGTTCGCAGCTTGCGCGCCGCCGCGCAGAACAATTGTTCCAGCCATCGTCAGCGCGGTACCGACCTGGAAGACCCAAACCGCATCGGCATTTCCGTTGGCGTCGAGGACCAGGTTCCCGGTAATGCCCAGCGAATCAGGAGCAAAGTAGACCCCCGGAGCAAGCGTCATGCCGCCAATGTTGGCCGCAGTACCAAGATTCGTGTTAGGACTTCCGGCAGTAGCCGCAACCATCGCCGAGCCAGCCGCCGTTTCCGCCGTCGCTGCGGTATTCCCGAGAGCCAGTGAGGTGATGGTCTGAGCGGTACAAAGGAACGTGCCATTGTTCGCGGCATTCGTAAAGCCGGAAGTAGTTACCAAGCGCCCGACAAGTCCAGTGCCAACAGGAAAAGTCCCGAGATAGTTCGCCGAGCCAGCCGCCGAAGTGGTGCAAGACGTCAGCGGGAACGGACCTGCCACTGGCAAGCCACCGATTCCGGGAGCGTTTACCGCCGCCATGCCAAGATTGAAAGCTGCCAGGGCATCCGCTTGCGCAGCGATAGCCACAAAGTCGTTGATATGCTCCGAGCCGGTATAGAACCCCGGCCCGCCCGGAGTATCGAATCCGGTAATCGAAGTGCCCGGAGCGACGCCAATGTCGCCACGTACTTCGGTTGCTCCGGTATTGGTGATGGTCGTCGCGGCCAGCACGCCAAATCCGGAAGCGCGTCCAAGCGAAATGTTTGGAGTGCCCGGAGGGAAGGGTACAAAGACGGTTTCTACTTCATTCGAGAACGGACTCTCGAGCCCGCTGACAAAGGCTGCCACGCGGTAGAAATACCTGGACCCAGCCAGCACCGTAGAATCGGTGTACGACGGCTTCGTGCCCAAAGCAAAAACCAATGGAGACGAGTTGAGCGGCAACGGCCCCTCGCCATCGGACGAAGCGCCGCGGAAGACGTCATAAGAGACATTGACTTCCGTATTGGGATTCCAATTCAGCGTGACTTGTGACATTTGTTTTCCCTCTGGGGCTACTGTGAGCCCAAAAATTCTCGAAGCTGTCTGCGGCATTTACGCTCCGCTGTCGGTCACAGAAGCCGTGAAGGTGGCCGGAGTTGTCGTTGCGGTTGTCGGAGTGCCGGTGATTAGCCCGTTGGCATCCATCGACAATCCCGGAGGGAGCGCGCCTGCGGTAATAGACCATACGTAAGGCGTGGTGCCACCGGTAGCGACAAGCTGCTGCGAATAAAGTACGCCGACTTGGGCGTTGGGCATGACCGTGGTGGTGATGACCAGCGGAACTACAGCGGCTGCTAGTACGTTCATCGAAAGCGGCTGGCTAACTGTTTGCGGCATTTGCGGTTTCTCCTTGGACGGTTATCTTCAAACTTTGCTTCATCGGGAGAGCTGTTTCGCTCCAGCCAACGGTATTGACTCCAAAAGCCACACCAAGCTTGCTGACATGGAAATTCATATAGTCCTGCGCCTTCTTCTTCAAGTCGAAGACTCCTTCAGGACCGCAGGAACAGGATGCCTTCCATTTTCCGCCTTCCTGTTCAATGAAGATAATCTGGTGGTGCATCAAGCGCTCCCAACTGCTGTTATTCCAGAAGGCAGCACAATCCGTTGCCCTGACTGCTTTTGCGCGACTCGCATCCGGATTGCATCCTTCGCTAGTTCGAGCATCCCGTAAGAAATAAAGGCGTTGTCGATCGGCCCGTTCACGTTAAGCGCTCCAGTAAGCTGGTCAAGCGTTATCGTCAGCACAAGCGTTGTGCTTGGGAGTTCGACCTTGGGTTGCCCGTTGCCGTTTCCATCCATAAATTCTCACGGCCCAAACGAGCCGTATGTCCCGTAGAACGTTGTAGCGCCGACCGAAAAGCGCTGCGTCGAGAGGAACAGAAGCACCTGCGTCTGGAAGTCGTCGTCGGTCTGAGCGGCCAGCGCTTCACGCTCGTAATACTTGAGCTGATGCCCTTCCTTCTCCGCGATCATGAACCATGCGCTTTGGCTCGTCAGGTAGTTCAACTCCAGCCCCTCGAGCTTGTCTGCAAGCAGCGAGTTCAATTCGTTGTCGTTGGTTCCAGGCTTGCCCGGAGAGCCCAAGACTTCGCGCACGATCCAACGCAATTCAGGAGGATGCACCACATGGCGCGGCTGAACGTGTACCGGAATACCGCGGCCGTCTGGCATTCGCGTAAAGATGTTGATGGCTTGCTGCACCGCGGTAAAGCTGAAGTCAGAATCAGGAGTGGGCCGGTTCGGGTAAGTTCCCGCCGAGGTAATGATGTTCGAGATGCCCGGAGCAAAGCCAGTTGCTTCCGTTCCGCCAATGAGCGGCTGCGAAACATTGAACAGCGAGATTCCGGTATTGGTCAAAACCGTAGAGCCACCAAGGTTGAATAGTGACGCCGAAACTGCCTCGCGTGAGAACAGCGCTCCGCGGGCATGCGCCTTGGGCATTTCGCGAATGATCCCGTACTTGTCGTCTGCAACAAGCTGCCGGGTAACTTGCGACAGCAAGCCGTACTGAAGATGGATGTACTTCTTGGTGCCGCCCTGCAAGATGCCGTCTGAAAGCGGCCGAGTCCCTTCCGGCATTTCGGGCATCGGCCCGGTGCCGGATAGTTCGTAGTCGATTTCGTAGGCGTCTTCGGAGTCCATGACGTTCAAATAGTGCGTGTACTGCGCTGCACGTTGCTTGAGGTCGAAGAACTGCACGAAGATGTGTCGCAGCCCGGGCGCGAGCAGTGGGGGAAAGTTCGCGCGGCTGAGTTGTGTGATAGGCACTTAAAGCCTCCTAAGCCATGCGCAGGGAGGAAAATGTGTTAAACTTCCCTCCATGCCATACGCTGATCCTGAAGTACAAAAAGCATACGACCGCAAAAAGTATCTGAAGAACCGAGACAAGATTCTTGCTCGCATGAAAAAATATGGAGTACAGAACCGCGAACACATTAGCGCCTACCACAAAGAGTGGGAGAAGAAGAATCGTGCTCAAGAAAACGCACGCCACCGTAAGTGGAGAGCGAGTCAGACTCCGGAATCCAGGGCCAAAACTCTGGAGACGACTCGCGCCTGGTGTAAACGGAACCCGGAAAAGATGCAAGCCCGTAATAGGCGGTACGCTGCAAAGAACAGAGCGCAGTACGTTGCTCACCATGCCGTCGCTGCGGCTATTACTTGCGGGATGCTGATTCGTCCGAATGCTTGCTCCAAGTGTGGGAAAATCGGCAGACCATTCGCCCATCACCCTGATTATTCCAAGATGCTCGAGGTCGTTTGGTTGTGCCACGGTTGTCATCTCGAAGCTCACAGCGGGTCCTTTAACCCGATTACGCGATGATCTGGATTGCCGAGTTCAGGAACACAAATAGAACGTGTCCGCCAACCGTGCCGATGGGCTCGCGCGGGTCGATACCGACGATTTGCAGT